GGGTTCGAATCCCTCATCCCCTGCCAAGAAGAAAAACCTGCAATCTCAATGGATTGCAGGTTTTTTCTTTGCGTATCAAGGGTTTCACGGAATATTCCCACTGAATTACAACTCTAAAAACTGAACTTTTCAAACACGAAAGATTACATATGTGCAATAAAAAATTGGCCAAAATCGGCACGAAAATCGGCACGGAATCTGGGCCTATTTTGAACACTTCTCAATGTCGCTGTAGAACTTCTGCATCTTTTTCGTACTCTTGTCCATGTCCTTCTGCGCCTCATGAAGGTAATGCTCATGAACGGTCTTGATATTAGTCCAACCGCCAAATTTCATTGTACGAAGTTCGGGCCATCCCAAATGATAACCGAGAGATGCGAAAGACCGACGTAGACCATGAACGGAAACCAACGGAAGGTTGTTTGCTTTGCAAATCTTGTTGATCTGTTTACCAATCGCTTGCGGAGTGAGCTTGACGATATAATCATCCGGAGCGACATCTGGAAGAATATCGAGCAGACGCGGAATCACAACCGGAATTTCTCTTGTCGATTCGTATGTCTTGTTAGTGTCCTTTTCGATAAGTTTGTTATTCTTGTCAAGAACGCGAGAGCCTGAGACGTTGATGAAGGCAGTTCCGCGTTTTGAAACAACAATGTCGCGACCTTTAAGATTTACGAGTTCAGATAAGCGCAAGGAGTGAAGCGCCAAGAGAGCTGCGACTTCGCAGGTAGTTCCTCGGATGAGAGGGATGAAGGCACGAATCTGCTCAAAATCTAAATATGGCTGACCACCTTTTTTGAATTTCGGAAGTGTGACATCTGGTGGGGTTACTTTGACGTGCCGCATAGCGGCTGATATGACATTCCAGCGATTAAAAACAGTCTTTGCGGAAACAAGCGCTGCCTCTTCCTTTATCGCTTCCTGCCAATCAATGGGCGAAGAGATATCGCACTTCATATATTTTTTGAACCCATGACGAAGAGCAATGTCGTAGCCACGTATGGTGGAAGGGGAAATAACCCCATCTTTATCGTGTATCATCTTCTTGATTGCATCTTCGACAGTTAGTTTGGGGGCGTGTTTCTTTTTTTCCAGGAATCCAGCACGAATAGCCTTAGCTTTGGCAATACACTTTTCCTTTGAGGTGTCCGTAATGCTTTGCTTCTCTGCGTCAAGATAAATACGCCAACTACCGCTCGCAAGCTGCCTTGGAGCTGGGATCTTGATCTCGTCTTTCTTTTTACGTTCTTTAATCTGTTTCTCGCCGCACCAGTTGCAGAACATGGAATTATCTTCGATTTCGCGGCCGCAAGATTTACATTTCATGAGGCTGGCCCTCCTGAAGCGTCTGCAGCTTCGCAATGGCTTCGTCACGCTCCTGCATGACACGAAGAAACTCTTCCTTTAGGGCATAAAATGTGTCAGCACAGATGCCGTATTTAGGGGCTTCGTGCATATTTGCATCAAGGCTGTCCAGCACCACTTGATCGCGCTTGTAAGAATCGTTGTTCAAAATATTACCTCCATTTGGACTTTGGATACGTACCGGGTGCGGACAGATAAATTCATTTTTTTTGAATAACTTTAATGATCGACCATGAAATAGCAACAGTAGATACAGAAATCATCGCAATCACGATCCATGCAACGACACTGATCTTTCCGTGTTGAATAAAACCAACGGCCGGCGCATTGATATCGAGGATAATATAGAAAAGTAGCGAGAAGGCCATGGTTGCACACAGACACAGGAGGGTGTAAATTACAGGCTGACGTGCTTTCAACTGCGTTTGAAGCATGTCAGTTTTTTCCTTTTGATGAGAAAATTCGGATTTTGACACGTTCAACTCGCCGGTAGTCTTGGAGAGTTTCATTTCCAACTCGTGGTTTTGCAGTTCCATCTCATGGATTTTTTTTCGAAGCTCTGCGCTGGAGTCTGCAGAAGATGGTAGACCGAAGAGTTTGTCGATGGATAACCCAAGCACTTTACAGAGAGCAACGGCATTAAACAGTTTCGGATCAGCTTGCGTTCCATCACACAAGCGCTCTACTGCGGATTTCGATATGCCGGAAAGCTCAACCAAGTCATTGCAGGTGTATCCCTTTTCCATCTTTGCACGTTTTATGCTTGGCTGATATTTTGCAATATACGGGGCTAACTCTTGAATTGCACTCATAGATATAACCTCCATCTTGACATTTCCAACGGATAAAGCCGGGGGATTTACGCCACACTATGGTAATTCGCATGATTTTCAATAAAATTTCAAAACTGAAATGCTGAAATCGCAAATTTCGTGTAAAAACCGCAGAACTCCATCTTTTCAAAATTCTGCCTGTCTGCTACGCTGTAGGCGTAGCGATCCAGTGGGCAAAGCAATATGGTCTGCTGCAATGCCCTGCCGCCTCTGGCACAGGCGGTGGGGCTGACGAAATAACTTTCCGTCAAATAAATTGTGGAATCCAAATAGTAGAAAAATAAACGAAATGTTTGTGCAATATGAGCAGTTGCTTTTTACGAACATTCGTTTTAAAATAGGACACACGAAACAAACGTAAGAATTGGAAAGGAACGTGGAATAAGTGGCGGAATCGGATAAGATGCAGAATGAAATTGAACTGGACGAACTGGATGAAAGATTCAAAGAGCTGTTGAAAGAAGTGAAAGATAAAAGACGGTTCCTCAGATTTCTTCGTTTTTGCGCTCCGCGTCTACAAAGATGCGAGCAAGTTCAATATATTTGGTCCGACTGGATTCAGACATCTGGTTGAATAAAGCGTAGAGCTCCTCGGTCTCGGCATCGTTTTTGATGTCGGGGCTATTTTTTTGTTCTGGAAAACTTCCAAGCAGTTTTTCTTCGGAAACATCGAAATACTCGCAAAGCTGAATAATTGTGCGTGGCTGCGGAGTCGTTTTTCCGTCGACCCAATTTCTGATCGTGGTTTGCGAGCAGTGCAAGTCATTTGCCATTTTATAGGCTGATAATTTGCGATCAGTCATCAGTTTCTTTAGGTTTTGTGGAAAATTCATAAAAACGCACCTCCAAGTTTGGCTATAAATATTGCTCCAAAAAGGTTGCATTCACGACAATAATGGTGTAAACTTTGGAGTACAGAGCAAACGCAGAAACACCAAAACATCGTAAAATGCTTTGGAATGAAAATGGAGCAGATCTGTATTGGACGTTCAGATTTTACTGCTCCAACTTGCGCTTGTCAAGCCAATTTGGAGGTGAAACTGTGAACTTTCCTGAAACATTACAAAAAATGATGGAAACGAAGGGTGTGACTAAGTACAGGTTAGCAAAAGATCTCGGCGTCAGCCAATCGTCCGTGGCAAATTGGCTGAATGGAAGTAGCCCACATCCATTCATGCTGGATAAGATCGCAGCATATTTTGGATGTTCAGCCATAGCGCTTAAAGAAAAAAGCGCTAAAGATCGGGCTGTTACTGGAGGGTAAAGATGCCGCGATTAAAGAAGAAAGAGCCTGACTTTATCAAAGTCGCTCGTGTCATCAAAGGATATGCATCGGCTCCACAAGTGGCGAAGATGCTGAATTGCTCCGCGAATACCGCTCGTAGACGGTTGAACGACCCTGAAACATTCACACTCGGTGAGCTCAACATGATCTGCAGGCAAGCGCATATCCCGTGGGAGGACATGCGAGAGGCGGTGCAGGTATGAGCCTAATCCGCCAACACTTTGAGGACCGTGAGAGCTGGCTAGAAGGTCGGCAGGAACTTGGAATCGGCGGCTCGGATGCTGCGGCAGTATGCGGGCTATCTCCTTGGATGTCGCCAGTGGAACTCTGGCGGGTCAAGACCGGCCAGAAGAAGCAGAAGGACATATCCAGCAGTGCAGTTGTAGAACGCGGAGTACGAATGGAGCCTGCGCTTCGAAACCTGTATGCAGCCATGAATCCGCAAATGCAGGTCGAGCACTTCCCATACGACATTCTGGCTCAGAGTGAGCGGCCCTGGCTGACGGCGACCCTTGACGGAGACCTGACGGACGAAAACGGACGCCGAGGTATCTTGGAAATCAAGACCGGACAGCTCATGAAAAAAGCTGACTATGAGAAGTGGGCCGATGGAAACGTGCCGATTTACTACCTTGCGCAAACTAACTGGCAGCTACTGGCGACCGGGTGGGATTTCGTAGATGTCTTTGCAGCGCTGCAGGATATCCGTGGGGACTGGTCGATACGAACACGCCGAATCGAGCGTGCGGACTACGAAGAAGATCTTACGTGGCTGCTTGGTAAAGCGGACACGTTCTGGGGGTACATCCAAAAGCGACAGATGCCGCCAATGACCTTGAATATTTAAAAATGGAGGGAACGAAATGATTGTGGAGGTAAAGTTTTACCGGGAGAAATCCCAGGCTTACGTCGGCCGTGGATACAGCTACGACACGGAGATGCCGCTGAAAGTCGGAGACCGCGTGATTGTCCCGGCCGCAGGCGGGAAGAACCGGGCAATCGTTACGGCAGTCGACGTGCCGGACGAGAACATCAACCCTGACTATTTCCCGCTGAAGCAAATCGCAGAATACGACACGCCGGAGGTGACTGTTTAATGGAGACAACCGAGATCCGGATGCTAACCGACCTCGATAAGGCTGTCCCTCAGAGCCTCGATTTCAACTTTGAGGAAGTGAAAGCCTGGCTGTCTGAAAACCTCGCAGCGTACAAGACGATGGTCGTCACGGAAGATGCCATCGGCGCATCAAAGGCCGACAAAGCCAAGATTTCCAAAATCAGCAAGGCGATTTCAGAACAGCGCATTGCGGTCAAAAAGCGTTACCTGGAACCGTACAACGACTTTGAGGCGAAGATGAAAGAACTTTCCGGCATGTGCGATGAGGCCGCAAAAAACATCGACGTCCAGGTCAAAGCGTTTGAGGAAAAACGGAAAGCTGAGAAACGCGAGTGGCTGAAAGCCTATTTCAACTCTGTGAACACACAGCCGTGGCTCGCCTTTGAACGGATTGAAAACCCGCGCTGGACGAATGTTACCTATGCAATCGAAACAGCTAAGACGGACATCCAGACGGCTGTGAACGCTGTTGCTGATAATGTTGCCACCATTACGGAAGCAGGTGGCGAGTTTGAGAGCGAAGTCATGCTTGAATACCAGAAAACGCTCGACCTTGGAACAGCAATGCGGCGTGGCAATGAACTGAATCGCATTAAGAAAGAACGTGAGGCTCGCAAGGCGGCAGAAGAAGCAGCTGAACGTGCGAGACGTGAAGCGCAAGAGGCTCATGAGGCTGCTGTAGCCCAGGCACAGCGAGAACAGGCTGAACGATATGCGCAGATGAAGCAGGAAGAAGATGCGGCAAAACGCGCCGAAGCGCTTCTGAATGCGGAAAAGCTTCCCGATGTTTCTGAGAAACATGAAAAGGAAGAGCAGCTTCAAGTGCTCGATTTCAGAGTGTACGTCACAAATGAACAGAAACTCAAGCTTCGGGATTGGCTGAATGCCAACGGCATTCGATTCTGCCGCGTACCGAAGTTTGGAGACTGAGAAAGGATGAAATATGAACGCAACAACTAGACTTACTCCGCCTGCACAGAAGCAGACGTTCTCAAATGCGATTACATCCAATGCGATGCAGGGGCTCATTCAGAAATCATTGAAAGACGCAAAAGTCGTGGCGAGATTCACGTCCACGCTGATTTCTGCCGTTAATTCGTCAGAGCAGCTAAAAGCATGTGACCCTGGCACTATCGTTGCGGCGGCGCTTCGCGGCGAAGGAATGGGCCTGATTCTCAACATTGGCTATTATCTTGTGCCATATGGGCAGACCTGCACATTCGTAATCGGCTATAAGGGCTTGATCGCTCTGGCGTTGGAAACTGGTCAGTACGAAGATATCGATTGCATGGACATTAGAGAAGGCGAATACACCGGCAGAGATCACAGGACAGGAAAGCCTACATTCGACTTCGATGTCTATGGAACCGACGAAGAACGAGAGAAAGCGCAGATCATCGGATACTACGCATATTTCAAGCTGAAGAATGGAATGTTCCGATCTGAGTTCTGGTCGATGAACAAACTGATCTTCCATGCCGAAAAATACTCGCAGGCATTCGACCGTGAAAAGTACGAGAGATTCGTTGCTGGTGAAATGACGGCGGAAGAAGAGGCCAAGATTCGGAAATCCTCGCCATGGTATGACGTCGGATACGGTCAGGACAGAATGTGCAAGAAAACCGTTCTCCGTAGCCTCCTGAACTCCGGCTATGCGCCGCTGTCCAATGAGGTTCGCTATGTGATGGACAACGACTCCGAATATGGCGCGATTCCTGACATGCCAATCATCAACGTGGACAAGACCACCGGCGAGGTAGTCGGAACGGCTACGGCAGCTCCTGCTATCGGCGCGGCTTCGGATGACGATTTCTTCGACGCAGATGATGTGAGCGAGGAATTGAACCGCCGCAACGAGACAAAGCAGGAAACGGCACATCCTGCAGAACCAGCCAAACGCCGGAAGGCGGCAACCGAAAGTAAGCCAGAGGCAGTCGATACGTCCTACACGGACGATGGCTTTTTCGGATGAGGTGAACGATGAGACCAATCAGCAGTGCGATTATCCAGGACCCCAAAGATCCAAAACGGCAGTGCTGCGAAACCATGCTCATCTGGGGCAAGGTCACGCGGGACGCAAAGATCGAGTCCACAAAGGGGTCAGACAGCAAGCCTCCCATGCCAAAAGTCACGTTCGGCATTGCCTACGAGGACAAGAAGTTCATGAACGTCCTCGCCATAGGGGACTGCCCGCAAACCAGTATCGCGCAGCGTGTTCGAAAGGGCGATCACGTCTTAATCGCCGGCAGATGGTCAAACAAACAGTACAAAACAAAAGACGGCGAAGACAAGACGTGGGCAGAGCTGAGAATTGAGCAGATCGCCATCCAGAGTGATGGATATCAGTTGGAGATGACGGACCGGCTTTGGACTGCGCTCACGACTGCGATGAGCAAGGGCTACCTTCACACTAGAGGGGAATTTACAAAGGCGTTCAATACGGCATTTGTAGATTCATTCTGGGAACTCTGTCAGGCTATGCAGGGTGAAGAACCGCAGGAAGCAGAAGGCGAAGAATTTGCCGGCGGTGATGACTACGAGCTGACGATCTGAGGGCTGTTTTATGGGAAAAGGAATCAGTCTATCTGATCTGCCAGAACCCTACAGACGTCAGGCGGAACAAAAGCTCATACAGGAAATGCAGCGACGGGCAGCTTTGAAACCGAAAACTGAAACTGCAAACCCGAAAAATCCTCGAAAAAAGGAAAAGCCCGTCAAACCGCCAAAACTGCGAAACCAGAAGGTCACTCGCGGAGGCAAGACCTTTGACAGCAAGCGGGAGGCGGACCGTTACGACGAGCTTGTGCTTCTGGAAAAGCAGGGAATTATTCAAAATCTGGAATGGCAGAAAGAATACCTCCTGATTCCGGCACAGTACAAAACCGTCGAGCAGTACGGGAAACGCGGAACGAGAATCAAAGACAAGCGCATTCTTCTCGAACGGCAGGTGACATATGTTGCCGATTTCGTTTACGAAAAGGATGGAGAGACAGTCGTGGAAGACTCGAAGGGCTACAGGAATCCATCTTCGGCACCTTATGCAAAGTTCGTGTTGAAACGGAAACTGATGCTCTGGATACATGGAATTAGAATTGTTGAAGTTTGAATTGGAGGCAGAAACCGATGGAATTTTTGCGAGAAGACGTGCTGAGATTGGCCGTCGCACCATGGAATAGCATCTACAGAGATGACCAGCCGGTGCGGGTTTCACAGGAGACGCAGGATGAAATCGACTTCTGCCTCCATCATTGTCCATATGCGAATACAGAGTGCTGCGATTGTCTGTCCGGCGGTAAGCCCGAGAAGGCCAGAAAAGGGGCAAGAGAGAAAATTGACGTAGAGCGATTGAAAGAGCTGCTTCGGCTGAAAGTCCCGACTGCCGAGATCTGTGAAGAATTCGGAATCCGGGAAGAGACACTCTATCGGAAGAAAAAGAAGCTTGGGGTAGGTTAAACTCCTGCAATATGACGGTTGAGGTGATTCATGGCAATGCTGACAAAATACATCCATGCAGGCAATATTACCGCCTATTTGGACATGAAATTGATTGAAAACAAATCTTCACCGACAACCGGATATGCGCTGCTGAAACTGCATCGGATCATCAACGAACATCCGGAATATTTCGGCTGCATTACGCTTGGGGAATGCGACGGGTGCAGGTGGAACGGCCGTCACCAGAAATGTTCGTGCTGCAGACGGAATCCAGGCTTAAAAGATTGCTATGAGGTGAAAGCATGAAAACGGACGATATTATCCGTGGACTACGTTGCTGCTATGACACGACCGGGGAACTTGATTGCGAATCGATGTGTCCGTTCGTGAATGTGGAAGGGTGCAGAATCAAACTGCATGAAGCTGCCGCAGAACGACTTGAGTTACTTGCATCAGAAGTAAAACGATTGGAATCTCTTGTACAGCCAATAGGCAAAAACCCGTGCGATGGATGTGACCATGGATGGGGGTCAATCGTAGGATACAAAAACGGGAAAGTGGAGTCAAAGAGTTGTATGGAAGAATGCCAGTTGCTGAAAGAGTATCTGGAGAAACAGAAGGAGGGACGGCCATGCTGCCCATGATGGAATCTGGCTGCTATAACTGCCCAGTCAAGAACTGTACTGCGGCGTATCGTGGCAGCGAATGCGCCGCGAACCGAGCAAAGGTAGGAATCGATACCGACCCGCTAACCAATGGCGAATACATCAGGCAAGCAGATGACATTCAGCTTGCGGACATTCTGTACCAATCTGTTTCTGGGATAGTAGCAGAGATGTTTTGCCGCCTCGGAATAACCGATTGGGAATGCCCAGACATCCGAGACAAATACGTCGAGTGGCTGCGAAGCCCATGCGACAAGGAGACCAAATGAAGACGCTGAATGGTGGGAAGAAACTCACAACCCCGTGTGAAATCGGAGACTATTGTCTGTATGATGCGGGGCTGTGTATCAAAAAGCTTCGGGTCAAAGGTTTCTACTACGGATACCCGGATGGCCTGCGCATTGACCTCGGCGATATTCAGCCGGTCGCATGGGACCGCTCAATCGTCGGATACGAAAAGGCCGAAGATGATATCATGCAGAGCGAAGAAGCAATCAGAATGAGGAGGCAGCTGGAGTATAGATGAAAACTGAAATCACGAAAATCAAGGGTGACTGGATAGAGGTCGCTTCCGATTGCCGGTCAACGGTCGGCAAGCCGCCGCTCGACCATGAGCCGAGTGCGGAATTCAAACGGAAGATCCTCATTGCAGAGCACAGCCCGATTCGGGACATTTCCGTGAAGTGGACGTGGCACGGAATCAAAAGCTGGGTCGCTACCCACTGGAGCAGACACAAGTTCGAGAAGTACATCAAGTCTCAGCGCTCAGACAGAACCGGCATCCCGCGCGATAAACTGCCGCAGGACGCGCCTGTTGACTTTACAGGTGACGCAAACGTTCAGGCACTAATCGATACCATGCGGAAACGTTTGTGCCGCCAGTCCTCAACAGAGACGCGACAGTATGCAGAGGACTTCAAGGCAGCGCTCCATGAGATCGAACCGGAAATCTCGGACGTTCTGGTGTGTAACTGCATCTACCGTTGCGGTTGCAGTGAAATGACACCGTGCGGAGGCGAGAAATGTTACTTCGATGTGCTGATGGAGAAAACAGACGGTGCGGTAGCTTCGACGAATATCAAAGACCGCTACGATGCCTATAATAAATTCTTCTATGAACGGAGGAAGGCAGAATGAGCATTCTCATTGAAACTTGCCCGAAATGCGGTGCAGAACTGCAGAATATCGTGATCGCTACGTTCCCGCCGATTCCGCAGAAGAAGTGTTTCAACTGCGGATGGAGCTGGGAAGGGAAGCCCGAGAAGGTTGAGTACAGGTCGTTTGAGGAACCCGCTGAAGAGAAAGACCAATGTCGGTAAATGTGCAGTTTGTCTGCCCGGTGTGCGGGAAGCGTGTGACGCGAATCAGGGAACCCGGCCAAAAGAGCTATTTCTGCAGTCAAACGTGCTTCAATTTCGCGCGGCGCAACGGAATGTGGGGCCAGCGGAAAGAAACCAGTTTGCCGGGCGACTTGGCACATGAGAAGGTCACGATAAAAATTACGAAGGATATCCCGATTTTTCAACAGATGCGGCCGAAAATCGGCGCGCCGTATGCAGCGGAAAAATACGATGGAAAGCACCCCGGATACGTCATCACTGCCAACGGGTACAGGGTAAACATTCGGTGGAACGAATGCGTGGAGGTGAAGAAATGAGCCAAGCGGTGCTCATCAGCATCAGACCAAAGTGGTGCTCGAAAATTGCCAACGACAAAAAGACTATCGAGGTTCGTAAAAGACAGCCCCAGTTGGATGTGCCATTTAAGGTGTACATCTACTGCACACATGGACCTGACATGCTTTGGATATTGCATCCAGAAGACAGAAAACTGTTTCCTGAAAAACCAACAGCCGTTTTTACCGCGAAGGGTGCGTGCGGGCTATATCCGGGAAATGGCAAGGTCATTGGTGAGTTCACCTGCGACCGGATTTATGAGCTTGCGCCCCTCAACCATGTGCCGGATGACGTAGAAAAGCAAGCCTGCCTGACACGGGAAGAAATTGTGAACTACCTAAAGGGAACCGGCTACGGCTGGCATATTTCGGACTTCAAACTCTACGATAAGCCGCTGCCGCTCAACACCTTCAAAAAGTGGTTTCGGGAGTGCGCGTATTCAGATCTCGGGTTTGCCATCCCGGACTGCGAGAAATGCACGGACTCTGGATGCTTTGTGCAGAAGCCGCCGCAGTCATGGTTCTTTGTGGAGGAATTGGAATGAGCGGTTTTTGCAGCAATAAAAACATGCCGTGCGTGTACGCGGCGGACCTTGGGCAGTGCCAAATCACTGCCTGCGCTAAGCAATATGCGGATTTTCGCCGCAGCCCAGAAGATATGCCTTGCAAGACGCTTATCCGGTGTAGATGTGGAAACATCATCGCCGGGTACGAGGGATATCTGCTGACCGTTTCGCGGAAAGGGAGAGTCGTCACGTTTTCTGCCAACAACGCGGATATAACGGTCATGTGTGAAAAATGCGGGCGAACAACGAGAATTTTGATCGATGGAGCAAATATCTATCATGTGGAGGAATGTTAATGGAGCATATTATACAGTTTGGCATCAACATCGATGACGAGTCAATCAAGCGTACCGTAATGGAAAGCGGCGTTAAGACTATCGAAGCACAGATCAAACAGGCAATCATCAATAAAGTTTTCACAGCATACCGATACGGAAATGCGAACCCTGCCAGTGATCCGTTATCTACATGGGCGCAGAATCTCGTAGCGGACACGCTCGCAGAAAACCGAGACGCGATTATCAACCAAGCAGCGGAAATCCTTGCGGGAAAGATGGCAAAGAGCACGAAAGTCCGCGAAGCGGTCATTGCAAAGACGGCAGAATGAGACACGTCAGAATTGTAGCGTTCCCACCGTTTGAATCCGAATGGAGTGTGATGCCATACTTCTGCGAGACGGAACATAAAACCGGCGACATTGTGAAGATAACACCGAAGGAATGTGGAGAGCTGGAATATATTTTCACCGACGAATCTCATGATGTAGTATATCCGGCTAAAGGCCCCATTCCGGAAGAAACTGATAGCTTTCCGGCAGGAAAATACCACAAGGTATTTTGCTTGGATGAGATTTCGTTGCTGTGCAGCAATATTCCCCTCAAACTGGATGGTTTCATTGAGAGATACATTGATGGGGCATACATGTACGAAAACAGGAAATGGGGGCTACTGTGGTGGTAGATTTCATGTGTGCGCGTATCTGCGATAATCTGCAACTTGAACTTCATAAGGACGTGTTGCGGTCGATAATCGATCAGGACGAGTTCTACCGAGTATTGGGTAACTTCTCTGTGGAAATAATGGGCATTGCGCCAGACACCGGCGCTTTCATCCTCAAATTCCACGACAAGGACAAGCAGCACGCGAAAACGGTCTGCGATAGCGAAGTCGTGGAAGTAACACCGTCGGATATGTTTAACCTCGATTTGCAGAACAGGTTCCGAAATGTCGGCCCATATGAGGTGGAATCCAGCAATCCGAACTGGACAAGGGAGGGAAACAAACCAGTGGTAACAATCTATGGTTATAGCGACGATACGGTCGAAATCGAAAACAGCAACTACAATGATGGTAGTATTGACTGCTTCGACAAGGATGTGCGGTTGTGGTTTAACGACGGAACAATCATCCGCATCGGTTACTGCAAGAAAAATCTCGGCGTCTGGTACATCGTTAGAGAACACGTCGGAACGGCAGAGCAGACACTTTTGGTCTGCGAGGATGAAGATGCAGATCCGTACAGCGATGTCTTTTGCATCAACGCGGAAATCGAACGGCATGAGGTGCTGGGAGGGGACTTTGGAGAGATTAACATTACGGAGCAGTGAAACAAGCCACGAAAACGGCGTATGCTGCACACATTTCAAAAGCAAGGAATGCCTCGAAGTCGGCGGGAACTGCGCTTACGGCTGCAAGTGGGAAGAAGCAGTATGGGCACGTTTGGCTGAATTTGAGGACAGTGGCCTTGAAACGTGGCAAGCTGACGCTGCTAAGAGCATCGTTGAAATGGCATTCGGCGGGGAAATCAGCTCAATAGAACGTATCCGTGATCTGGTAAGAGCAGATAAAGCCGGCATGAACATTACTCTTCCATGCAAACCGGGCGACAAACTGTTTGTTCTGACAACAGACAGTTTGGGTGGAATCGAGGAAACAAAATGCAAACGCATCATGATCTGCCGCGCTTCCGATGGGTTGTATGCGAAGGTCGTTGCGCCGTGTGTCTATGATGATTGGGGTGGCGCGCATTGGGAGTTCACAGAGGAAGATTTCGGAACAAAAGTGTTCTTAAATCAGGAAGAAGCCAAGAAGGTTTGGAGGAAAAATGAACTGCAAAATAAAGGGATGTCCTTTTATTCTAAGCGGTGAGTGCGACGTACCGCCCTGCGAAACGTGCTTCTTGCCATGCAAAGCGAGGGAAGAACATGACTGATCTCAAGTGCTGCCCATTCTGCGGAGGGAAAGCCGTGATGATAAGTGAACCATACACGCACAATCGATTCCTTGTGGCCTGTAAAAATCGCGGGGACGTGTGTAAATGCGAACCATGCACAAACTGGTTCGACACACCGGAAGAAGCTGCGGAAGTGTGGAATAGGAGGGAAAATGAACGATCTTAAAGGCTGCCCGTTCTGCGGTGGAGAAGTCGAGGAACGGGGTGGAACCTGCAACTATGGAAAAAAGGTCATGACGCTGGATGTAAAATGCCAGAAGTGCGAAACGACATTTAAGTTTAAGCACAAATGGTCGCTTAACCCATACGTCGAAACCGTGGATGCGTGGAACCGGAGGTACGATGATGGAACAAATTCGTAGTTGCCCGTTCTGCGGCGGGCGCGGGCGGGTGAGTTTCAAGGATGCTCGCTTCGCAGGTCAGAATTACAGAGGCGACAAGAAAATTGTGTACCGCGTACAAATCATTTGCAACCGGTGCGCCAGCCGGGGCAAGCCTATCAGAACGGAGCCGTTGATTAACCCTAATCCGTATAGCTGTGCATGGGGACCGACATATGACGCGAAATCTCCAGTATGCCAAAGGCAGACGGAGCTTTTCGCACCATACGTTGAAGCGGCTATCCGTGCGTGGAATGAGAGGTATGTAGATGGAGCAACCGAGTAACTGCCCATTTTGCCACAAGTGCTCTGTGGATTGGCCAGTGTATCTTGATGAGATACACCAGTTTAATGCAGACATATACCCAGAATTGATGTATCAATGCCGCTGTACATACTGCGGGGCAAGTGGACCGATAAAAGGTACGAAGCGTGCAGCTATCAAAGCTTGGAATAGGAGGAACGAAAATGATTGAAAATCGAGTGTGTTTTACCGTCCGGGGGGAGTTCGGTGCGCAGATGAGTTTCGAGTCAGAAAACACGATCCCGTATGAAGCTCTGTGCAAGTGTGTCAACAAAGATACGCTGATAGAGCTGATGTGCCTTGACGTAGCCGGCTATACCGGCGACGATATTCAGTTCATCACGCCGGAAGAATATGACGAGCGCTTTGGAGATGACGAAGATGGTTGACTGCTGTGCGACCTGCGCATTCCACGAATGCCAGAAGGGGTATCTCTATCCGCACCGGTGCAAAAAGCACAAAGGCGAGCGCTTTTCGGAAGTCGAGTGGCGACGCATCGTGTATAGCCTGTACAAATGCGGCGAGTTCAAAAGCATTGACGCTGTCAGTGATGTAGCGGACAGAGAACGTGAACATGAACGATGCCACTAAAATTGTCAGGGAGGACGAAATGATGGACCTGGAATCAGTTTTCAATGAAATCAAGGCAATGTCGCAGGAACAATTCGACGCTCTCATGGAGGAAGTGCGTGCAATGTCAGAACCACCATATGATGAGACTGTCAATGAAGAACCTGCAGTTGCGCCGATGAATCAGGCTGATATCAGCGAGAATAGCCGGTACAAGGAACTGAAAGTGAACCCATGCGCATACGGCGTCCATTTTTCTGCTGTCATGGATGACGAAGACGGTAGCATTGTCGTTTTCGGAGAAGGTGGATGGGCGATGGGGTACATCGACTACCCGATGGGCACGGCCAGCTGGATCGTCACGGACGAGTGCAAGCCGGGTGTGCAGCGGTATTGGAAGACGTGCTCGAAATGTGGACAGAAAAAATGGTTCTTCAACTATATCGACGCACGGAATCTGAAACAAAGGTATCCGCTCTGCGAGTGCGGGGCGAAGATCATTGGTGTGGAAGAAAGGTTTGAATTTGAATGACACTGCGCGAGGCAATTAAACAGTATGCTGGGTTCCCACCGAAAGAAAACTTTGACTTTCCGGTGGAAAGCATTGGACCATACATCATGGGCATTGCGTCAAACTACAAGCGGACGGAAAATAGGCAGACATTCACAGTGAAATGCCGATACGGTGTCAATACATTCAGCGACCCACTCGGACGTGTCTGCTTCAAACAGGGGCTACCAGGGCGATTGTACAAAGCAAAAATTGACGTAGCTGCGATGCTGGATGATGACAACGCGATTGATCTAAATAAAGACGGCAGGTTTGTTGTAACCGATAATGTTACCGACAAGCTACAAATTGAGAAAATTGAAGTCGGCCCCATTTCACTTGTTGCGGTATTCGACGGGAAGGAGATTGACAGCACATGGATAGGTACATAAACGCGACCAAACTGATTGTAACACTAGAAGGTGCAATCGAGAGGGCGGAACGCGAAGAACCAGCAGGAATCGAGAAACTTTTGGCTGTAATGTCGATGAAATATGCGAAACGGCTGCTCGAAGAAGCGTCCAAAACGGAGGGTGAGCGTGGATAAATACGTTAATGCAACGCACATCATTGAAGGGATCAACAAAGCACTTGACTCCCTACGGCGAGAAGATGGAAGCCTGCCGGACACGGAGGATGTCAATGAATTGCTCCGTTTCAAGAGAATGCTGAAACTCGCACCGGAAGTACCAATTAAGGACTATCGGCCAGAGAATGCGCCATTTGTGACGTTCAACGGCAATCCCGTTGGACTTCTGAAAAGCATACGGCCCGATATTACTGAAATCGTAATTTCAACCAGATACTGCGGATGCGAGTTTGCAAACGGTGAACTTGCATCAGTGGAAATTCTGAAAGAACCGTTGGATAAATGGGAGGAACAATATGGTAAAGCTATCGACGATTCAAAAGCACAATAACCCGCACGCCATCCTTCGGAGTGATAACGAAGGACCCGGAGGCGGCTATCACGATTACACTGTGATGGATGTGGACAGAAAAAGTGTGATTGCACAGATAAAATTTCAGAAAGGCGCACGAAACGACCCGAACGCGCGTCATGGCGTTTTAGATGCTGACCTTTTGGAAATCGTGCGTGATAGGCTGACGGCCTTCAACAAGGGCGAATTTGCCACGCGGGAGAACGCCTGCGCAATCACGCATATTGAAGAAGCCCTCATGTGGATGGCGAAACGCGCCGATGATCGAGCGGAACGCGGTGTGCTCGGGACATATAACAAGTGAGGGGCATATGGCAAACCTTAAAGACTTTTCGTTTGAGAAAATCCATCATGGAGACAAGGTTTTGCACAAGGAACTCGGAATCGGAGAAGTCCTGGGAATCTGCAAGCCATCGGTGCAGATATTCTTCCCTGATATGTGCGGAGGAACATTCATGGATCTCAAGTACAACAACGGATGGAACCTAGAAAACACCGGAATCGAGTTTATCGGGGAATTCAGGAGGGAGAAACTGGGCGTGGAAGACAAACAAGGGATGACGTGGGCGCAGTTTTTGAAAAATCCGGGGCCTTTTTGCTGGGAGAATGTTATGACGGGAATGGTCGTAAATCACAAAGAACATGGATACGGCGTGGTCATATCAACGAACACCGTATCAGGCACGACGGTCCAATTCGAATACGGATGCTACGAGGCATTCAAAGGGGATTCCTACAAGGACTTCACGAAGATTGGACCATGGACGGAGGAAGCCTTGAAATGAAAACTGTCTTCGTGTGCAACACACTCACCGGCGGCATCTATGAGGTGAAAAAAGGGTTTGGCATCGACGAGACGAGCATCCGACAGATTCAAAAACGTGCGAAAGCGCGCGGAGAAGAATATATGGCTGTTGTACTTCCGGGCGATGTAAAGCATGATGATATCGAGAAATTAGCCAATGCCGTTGCGGATTGGAGACGATTTCAAGATACCAGACCCCCAGAATGCGTGTATGGAACACCAGAAGCGATTGAAATCCTGACGGGCGGGATGGAGAAACCGTATGGCGAAGCATGACCAGAGGTGGCGTGATGCCAGATGGAAGCAGAAAGAACGTCAGAGGGACGCTGAAAGCAAGCGACGGGAATGGGAACTGTCAGAATTTGCACGGCAGGCGGACGAAGCGCTTGAGCATATGCGGCAATTCTCCGATTGGGCGGAGCCGATGATGGAAAGACTTGATTTTTTGAAGGAAATCGGGCCGGGAGTCAACTTCGCGGAGATTCTGGAAGGAACACCGTTCAGATTTGTTTCTCAGAAGTGGAATGGCGATGGGACATATGATGTCACGTTCGAGGTAGACGTGCTGAGCAATGACAGCAAACACGAAAAGATCGGCGTGCTGACGGCAACTGCTTTGCGCGTGTCGTATATCGCGGGGAGGTTAGAAGTTCATGGACGATGACGAGAAATTTGAAGACTTCTACTCAAACGCAGAACGGCGCATCCGAGAACTTAATAAGAAACGCGACGATGCAATGAACGAAACACCACAGAAGATTTACGCGAAAATCGGCGAACTGATTGGGACACTCACTTTAGATGGCGAAGCTTATCCGATAAAGGGACTATCGGATAAAACCGCGCAGAGCCTTCATAGAACGGTTTGCCCAAACTGCGGCGCACCACATTCACCATGGGAATCTAAATGCGAATACTGTGGTGGGTACTTTGTTCTGGATTCTCCCGTGTCGGAGACTCAACTAAAAGTTGAACCTTACGCGGTTAAGCAATGGGACGGTGAAAAATTTGTTAGCAAAGTTGTGAACCCAATGGAAAGAGTTAAAACAAAAAAGCTCCCAACAAAAAACATCATTGGATAGAAAGGTGGAAACACAATGAAAAACACAGTAGCCCCTTCGGTAAACAAACTTGTTGATTGCAAGTTTGAGTGTAGCACCCCCATTGCTTCATCCAGAATGGATGCAGGGGAAGCGGGGACACAACATCATGTCGTGGAGTTCATACACATCGATTATGCCTTGGATAACAACACAGAACCTGTCAATCCGGGGGAGATAGGAACGCTTGACGATGAAACAGTAAAGGCCATTTTAGCCGCGTTTGAAACAGCCTAAAACAAACTTTTGCAACTTCTCTTGCATTTTTGCTGACTGTATGGTATAATTAAGCAAAATAAACAGAGAAATGTATGCGCTGGTTTGGTGCTTTTCCTTTGGAAGAGGTATCGAACCAGCGCTTTTTGTCGTTTGTGGAGGAAAAAATGAGCGAAGAAGTCAGCGAACTGGAACAACAAGAATACTACGTGCAGCTTGCAAAAAAGACTTCAGAAAGCCTTGCGTATTTCTATTGCTGCGTCAAATATGATGTTCCGTTTGCGCGCGACTGCGTGCCGCGCGATGAAGGGCGCGACAAGTGGCTTTCGTACCTCGATAACCTCCATATCAAGAAACTGGATGCCAGCAAGAGCGGCGAGCGTTACGGCTTCCTCGATGGATTGACCGACATCACGAAGATATTCGGCGAGGGCCTGAAAGACGGCGAGTTCACGAAGGCTGTTTACGCTGAAAAGAATGCGCAGTCAGCCAAAGCTGGCACGGTGAGGCAGCGGAAGGACTGGGGGACTGGAAACGACGAGCATCCATACACCAATGAAGACTATGCAGAGTTTGACAGGATTTACACTGTCCTTGCGTCAGATTTGGGTGGAGAAGATGCTTTGAGTGCAAAGCAGCAGCTCATTCTCCGCAACGTCTCCAAATGGACAAAGCAAATGAACGATGCTTCTGACGCTGGAAAATTCGATGCAGCAAGAAAGCTGTCGGCCATCATTCAGGAAAACTTAGCGAGTGATAACCTCAGAAAGCGCGATGCCAAGCCAGTAGAGGAAATCCGAATCGACGGAATTACTGAACGGCTCGAAAAGGCTGGCTTAATGAAGAACGGTAAACCGGTAGACCCTGACACTGCATTTGAGTTACTTTTCCACCGCAGACCCAAGTATTCTTATACGAAAGACGCTGCAGAGCAGATGCTTCTCGCAATTATCAACACTTCGCGTATGAATGATTCGCTTCCGGAGTTTTCAACGCTCCCAGACAGCGCAAGGATCAAAGATGATCTCCATGAGTTTGCGGAAGAACCGAACGAGATGGAGAAAACCTCGTATGAAGGGTTCGGCTATGTAAAGATGCCTCCAGTGAAAGAAAAATAAATAGGTTATTAGCTGGGACAGAGGGTAGCTTCCTTTTCTCGCTCCTACACAGTGAGATTACCGGCTCTAACAAAATCTGTGTAGGAGATTTTGGTATGGAAGAAAGAAACTATTGCGTCTATCGACATATAACCCCAGACGGAAAGGTCTATGTTGGGCAAACACAACAGAAGCCAGAGACGAGGTGGGGAAACGGAAGACTCTATAAGGCCAATCCAGAGTTTACCGCTGCTTGTGAATATTACGGATGGGAAAATGTAAGGCATGAAATACTCGACAGCAATCTGACACAAGCAGAAGCATACGAACTGGAACGAAAATACATTGAAGAAATGGATGCGCGGAACCCATCAAAGGGATATAACAAGCTTCCTGGCGAACAGCATAAGCCTGTATGTTGTATTGAGACCGGAGAAATATTTCCCTCACTGCATGAGGCAGCAAAAAAGACGGGGCTGAAGCGAGACATGCTGAAAGCGGCATGTACTGGTGAATATGCACAGGTCGCAAGGAAACACTGGTGTTTTCTCGCAGACAGAGATTCGTTTGCCGTAGATGAATCGAGGAAAACTGCACCGGAAAATAAACCGATAATCAACATGGACACCGGAGAAATCTATTCATCCTGTGGCGAAGCGGCAAAGAAACATGGCATTTCCAGCATGACCATTCGAAAAGTGTGCCAACACAAAAAGAACTGCTACACAGCCGGAGGCCATAGGTGGGCATTCCTTGAAAACTTTGAATCAGACAAATCGCTCCCATTTCATAAACGCGTAAAACGAGTCGTGAACGTTGCTACAGGTGAAACATTTAAAAGTGCCAGAGAAGCAGAGAAAATGACCGGAGCGAACAAAACGGGAATCATAAGATCCTGTAAAACCGGAAAAGCAGTCGCAGGGTATCAATGGAGATATGAAGAGGGGTGATGTTGGTTTATGGCGAGACGTTACGGTAAGGCGTGGGCGCCGGGCCTACAATCATAAGGTGTTGGATGGATAAGTAAACGCGAGGTTGAACAACGCGATTACAGTAACTTTGAAAATGATTTTTGGTGTCTTCTGATTTGGGTCGGAAGATTCTTTCCAGATATACTTGCAGATGTGCTTCGTGCCGATGATGCAGACTACAAGACGCTCGAAATTGTGCAGCGCGTCATGATGCGTGCAAATGCTCGATATCAGGATGTAGCAATCACGGGAACTCGCGGACTTAGCAAAACCTACTCGGAGATGCTTGGCGAGGAAATCAACGGTGTCGTATGGCCTGGCACGCGCGTGCTCTATACTGGTCCAGCACTTAACCAGCTGGCAGACATTGGGAGCAAAACACATGCCGACATAGCGAAAAGCTATCCGTGCATTACAAAACACTGGCGCATTGCAGCGGAAAGCAAGGACGATTTCAGAATCACAACAGATTATGGGTCGTTCTTCTACATAGGGGCCAAACGTGGCGATAACCTTCATGCGGTTATCGCGGAAGAGTTTGCACAGGAAGAACCGCCAGCGTTTGACTTCAACGAATACACGACAGTCGCACTTCCTGCCGTCCGATTGGCGCACAATGTAAACGGTGAGAAAGACGAGAACTTCGTCGCATATAAGAACCATTCGATTACCAGCGCGGGAAGGAAGCAGAATCACGCATTTCTGGTTCGCTGCGAAGTTCGCAAGGGAATGCAAAATGGGGACAGCAGTTTCCAAATGGACGTCCCGTATCAATGCGTCATCCTGCAGCAGATGCGTCCGTACTCCTGGGCGCAGAAACTGAGATCGAAACTGACCCCGGAGCGCTGGATGCGTGAGATGGAGAGTCGATATACCGGCGCGGACGAATATCCCATTATCTCGGACGAAAGCCTTTCTGAGAGCTGCTGCCTGCAGTCTATGGAGCGGCAGCACTGCTGCAAGTACCCCGGATGCAAGACAGACCCGAAGGATGTAATATACGTCGTCTGTTACGACGTTTCCTACGAAGACGCGAAGAAGAACGCCAAATGCGCCGTCGGCGTCTGGAAACTCACAAAGCAGGATGATTTCTTGAAGCGGGACAGATACCTGAAACAGCTTGTGTGGCTGGACGATTGGCCGCCACCCGATAATGCCATGAAACAGGCTCGAAAACTGAAAGATGTGTGGTATCGGTTCTGCTTTGATGGTGGGAACACCACCTATATCGCAATCGACGGATGGCAGTATGGCAAGGCGGTCATCGAGGACCTGATGAAAGACCTCGGCGATGGATTACCACCACTGTGCATTTTGGACCATACCGAATATACGGCGTTGGAGCTTGATGGCGCGTTGCCTATCATTTACCCCATCAAAGCCGGCGGAAGCGGCGTCACAGATCCAGATGTTGAGATGATCCGGTATGCACAGACGCAGTTTGATAACCACAATGTGCAGCTCTTGACGATGAACACCCGCGAAGGCGTGGAAGCCTACAAACGGCTTCATAAGATCAAGGACGATGATTTGGATTATCAGATCGCACGGCCGTATCAGAAGACCCGAGAACTTTCTGGACAGATTCAGAACCTGAAGGCGGTTCCGTCGGGCGCTGGATTCAGCGAGAAGCGTATTTCCCGCGCAATACAGAGAGACAGCTGGTCAGCTATAAAATACGGCCTGCGGCTGGCTCAGAAGCTTGAACGTGAACTCGCCTTGAGCGAGGTCAAGAAGAAAAGCGATTGGGACGCCGTACTGTCAAGATACAAAGACAAAAACACGGTTCGGAACGTTGGAGGACGACAGGGCAGCGGCGGCCGGCTTGTGACGCAGAGACGCGGAGGAAGGATATTCTGATGGCAGAAGAAAAAGTCTACAGCCTGTACGCCTTGCGCGTTACGCAGGAATCCGTGGAAACGGCCATGATGGAGCGATTCAGCCGGATTGCTCCTGGCTATATCCTGATTTATACGGCAGGGGAACAACCAAAAGAAAGCCTTGCTATAAACGGAGAGAACCTGAAGCGCCTCAGCACGGCCGATGTGGACTGGATCATGAGCTGCGCGGCGACACTCCTGCGGGAACGGCTGGAAAAGGAGAAGCCGGAGGCAATGGCGAACCTGAGCCGGATGGTTGACCAGTTCGCTGCAGCTCTGGAAGTAGAGCGCAAGAAACTGGCCGGTGAGAACAAGAAGGGAGAGGAAGACCATGGCGATAGAGACGAGCGAGCTCAGTAAACTTCAATATGAGTCTTTCCCCGATATTTTCAATCGGTTCCGTCAGCTCGCGGCAGATAACCAGGGAATGCCGATGTCTGCCATTACGTCAGCGTTCTCCGGCATAAACTCTGGTCGCTACGGAATGGCGAACCCTTACATTCAGAACCGCCGGGTGAAGCAGATTTCTTCGCTTCCAGTCAATTTTACCAAGGATAAAGTCGGCGAAATGCTCACCAAGCCGTATGAGAGCGAACAGCCGCTCCGTCAGGTGGCGCACATTCTGGAGTACACGGCATACCCGCTTTTCCATATCCGCAAAGTCTATCAGGACATGTTGACGTATCACAGCTATGTGATGCCGAAAATGGTGGACTCAGCCGATACCAAGAAGGACGAGTTCACACGCGAGTGGAAACTGCTTGAAAAGCTGCGCGAAGAGTTTAAACCGAAGGAAACGGCCCATCAAATCGTAGGTCAGGTCGGAGTGGAAGGGAAAGTCTTCTACTATCCTCGCTATAGTGTAGATAAGAGCCACAACAAGGTCAACTACGCCTTTATGCAGCAGCTTCCAAGCGATTGGACGAAAATCACGGGCTACAACAGCGTTTCGAAGTACACCGTAGCTTTCAATATGATGTACTTCCTGCAGCCGGGATGCGTCCCGGAGCAGTTCGGAGACCTGTTTACTCCGTACCTGTATGACTTCAGCAGCGTTGTGCAGCGGCCGAAGGGCGTTGGCTCGACGATGGTCTTTGCGCAGAAGACGCGCATTGACATGCAGAAGTTCCAGCTCATCCAAGCGCAGGGCGACATGCCGGGGAAGCCGGATGTCTATTATCAGAATGGTCGCTGGTATTACTGGGTGTACCTGCCGGTGGACGAAGTATTCACTTTCGAGGCCGACGATGTGAGCCGCACAGCGATTTCTCCGTTTGCGGGGCTGTTCCTCAATATGATCCAGCTCGCGCAGATGGAACAGATTCAGTTGGAGTTGATTCAGAACCCATTGGTGAGTCTTCTGCATGGTGAGATTCCGTATCGGGATGAAAAAACTGCTGCTGGTGAAGACCAATATAGACTTAGTAACGCCGGAAGGCTGTTCTTCGAGGCTATTTGGTACGATATGCTACAGGCCAACAACACATCGGGCTTGGGAATTTACTTTGCTCCTGCGCAGAACATGAAATTGGAAAGTCTGTCCGAAGCCCCGTCCGCAATGGACATTGTGAAGCAGGGCTACAGTGACACCATGAGTCAGGCCGGCATGGGCGCGATTATCCCGCTTGGAGATGACCCGAAAGCTGGAACTGCTCAGATCTCGCTTCAAATCGAAAGCAAGTTCATGCAGACAGTCTATCGTGGCTATGAGCGGATGATGAATGCAATCATCAAAAAGCTCAATCCTCGGTACGAGTGGAAGTTCGTCATGTTCGGAGACATTTCGGAAGACGAGAAGATGCTTGATCGGTGCATGAAGGGAATGGAACATGGCATCCTGCCGGACACCATCATCTACAATGCGCTGCTTGACCGCTCCATTCTGGACGATATGTGCTTGTCTGATGCGGTCTATAACAGTGGGATTCTGGATAAGCGTATTCCGCTCGTATCGACATACAACATGAAGCAAGAATCTTCTGGATTACCACCGCAGAGCCCAGGGCGTCCAAAAGGTGACGGAAGTGCAACGACTGACGGCAGCGAAACCATGATTGACCAATACGGAGGGACAAATGATTGAATTTGTACGAAAAGAAGACCTCCACATTATCAATATGGCGCTTAATAATAACAGAGATATAAGGATACAACGCACAAAGGACGGCTACCGCATCGTAGAAGATACGGTAAAAGTCCTTGCAAAGCGGGACCTTGTAAAAGACTCTCCCATCCAAGCCGAAGGCTTGCGCTGATGCGCGAGGTGTTTAGGTAGGCAAGGCTGGGTTAATAGAGAATCCCACACCGGAGCAGCGGTGTGGAAGAGCTAGTGGAGCTAACGACACAGGAATGTGCCGTTAGCTCTTTTTTCATTTTCACGGAAAGGAGAGATCTGAAATGGCTCGACTGAAAGAACGGTTTGATTTTGAAAACGGTGCTCTCGCTGCCGTGAGAGATGCCGCAAAGGACGTGACCGGCGCGTATCAGGATGCGGCGCGCGGACTCGACACGCTGAAGGAATGGGTGCTGATCGAGTTTGGAATGCCGAATACAGCAGATGCCATTCACAAACTGGCCCACCTGCAGCCGCAACGCTTCGATGTTGTCGGGGACCTGCTGCATCAACGGCATATCCTGCAAGTCTATCCGGCGACTGCCGAGTACGATGGCCGGCCGGACGATCTGGATGGTGTGTTTGGGTCCATCATCGACATGCTTCAGAAAATCGAAGATGCCCTGCGCAAATGCGTGGAGGTCTGCGATGAAAATGGGCTTTATCCGCTCGGACGGGGCTTCGAAAACCTCCAGATGGAGAACAGTGCCAGCTACGAGAAGTTCCTGTATGCGTGGCAAATGTACTCCGAACACGAGATGAGCGCGACCAGCTTTGACGGCTGGATCGACGAGCTCTTTGAAGAGGACGGTGACTGACAATGCCGCTGACAAAGAACCAGAAAACGGTGGCGACCGGCCAGCTCAAGGTTCTCCAAAAGCTGAACCCCTACGAGTTCGGAGTTGAGCTGTGGCTGATGCGCGAAGGCGTCAACCGGAACAAATGGAATTACCAGAACCTAGAAAAATACTACAAGACGTTCGTAGGGAGACCAATCTTGATCGCCTACGTCATGGGAAAAATCGGTGACGGCCATAACAGCCAGCTCAAGACAGATCCCAGAACGGGCGAACAGTATTACTCCTACACAGACGGAACGGCGGAACGCATTGTCGGCACGCTGTCAGACGATGAACGTGATTTCTCCCTCCAGAAGAGGGATGGTCAGACTTGGATCGTGGCGCGTGGAAAGCTCTTCGCTTTCTATGCGAAGGAAACCGTGGATGAAATCGTGCGAACAGGGCGCATGGATGTGTCTGTGGAGACCTTGATAGACGAAAACCACATGGACGGAGACATCGAAGTTGAGGATGTCTGGTCGGGAGTGGGGGTCACGATCCTCGGTGCGGGCGTTGCTCCGGCTGTTCCGGGGGCCAACATCGCTCGACTTGCCGCATTGGACGAAGAATTTAAGACTTTGAAGCTCAAAGCGGCATCTTTGCAGAAGGCCCCGGATACAAACAACGCCCCGAATAACGGGAGCTTATCACACGAAGGAGTGAAAGACTTGAAAACTTATAACAAGAGACAGCTTGCGGAACTGGCAGCGCGTTTCACGGATTATAAGGTTCTGGCCGCAGGCGAGAAGGACGGTAAGGTCTTTGTCTGCCTGATGGCGAAAGACGGCGCTTACAAGTATTACGTCATCGAGAACGCGGCCGAGACCATCGTCCCCGAACGTTACCAGAACATGTCTGTCAACACCGCCATGCAGATGGGCGAGGACTGCATCACCATGGAAACTCAGGACTTCATGGAGCTGGTCGGCATGGAAAACACCACTCGCCTGAACGCCGCTGAAGAGAAGGTCACTTCTCTGAGCAGAGAACTTGACGAGGCCAAGGCACAGCTTAATGCCATGCAGGAGTTCGAGGACAAGCGTCGTCTGAATGCGGCCAAGGACAAGGCGAAGGCAACTCTTGCGAAGTTCAATGCGAACCGTGAGCAGAAGGTCGCTGAGAGTGAGATCGCACCCATCCTGACTGATATCGAAGCCGGCCTTTACACCAACAAGTGCGACAAGGACCGGAACTGGATTGGCGAAGCAGAAGTCGCCAAGGCTGTTTACGCCGTCTGCGGCGAAGCGGTTGAAAGACTGGATGCTGCGAATGCAAACCGGAACAAGACGGTCTACGCATGGGACAAGTTCAATCAGAACAGCGGCGCAGCGGATGACGGTACGATGGCTGGTCTGATCGCCAAGTGGGGCGTCGAAGCTGCCACTGAAAAGTGAGAGAGGAGTGAAACGAAATGTTTACTGAAAAAACTGCATTCGAGGCTCGCGTGACCAACAACTTCCGCGATGACCTCATCAATGTCACCGGTAGATACCAGGCTTCCAGCGCTGATGCGGACTGCGATGCCGGCCGTCTGGTCATTCGCAACGGTCAGCTTCCGTGTGAAGGATTCACCGGTGTCAAGAACGAGAACGCGTGGTACATGAATGACGCGACTTCCACCACCAATGCTGGTGAGGTCGTCTATGCCGCGAACACCTACGAAGTTCAGATGCTTCAGGGTAAGCACGGCAACATGTACGCTGTCGGCACCGAGACTCTTGGCCTTGGCATTCCCGCTGGCCGCGACGGCACGTTCACCAAGATCGTCTTCGACGGCGACCATGCGTACCGCTTCGGCATTGGCAACGTCAACGCTGAAATCAGCACCAACACGTTCTTCACCATCGATGCAGGCAAGCTGAAGCCCGCCGCAGCCGCTCCGACTGCAAATGGCGCGCTGTACTTCAAACTGCTCGACACCGGAAAGTTCACCGAAGGTACGACTGCCAGCTTCGAGTATGTCGACGTGCAGGCTTGCAAGGTCTACGCATAAGGAAGGAGTGAATTAACATGCCGAAAATCAATCTGAACAGCGTTTCTCCGTCTGTTTTTATGGTCAATGCGGCCAACGATGAGCGCGCCGATATCGTGTCGAAGGGCAGAGTCCTCTTCTATGAGCACGCAGCCAACGGCAAGTCTGCTATCATGGCGGCCAATGGCCTGAGCTCCGCCGGTGTTCAGCACATGCTGACTCCGAAGGGCTACAAGGAACTGAACGAGAAGTTCCAGCGCGAGCACCTGATGTATGCAGCCAAGATCTGCTGCGCACAGACCGGCGAAGCTGCCCCCGTTGACTTTGATGACTTCAAGCGCAACGGTCAGCGTTTCTATGGCAACTCTGCGTTCTATCGCGTCCTGCAGGGCATCTATCAGGAGATCGTGACCCCAATCATCGCTTCCGTCTATTCCGAGGCTGTTGATCGCTTCGCAGATGTCGTTGAGGTCGGCTTCGGCGAGACCTACGCAATCTCCGTTGGCTCCAACGATATCCCCGTGTTCCAGGATTCCTCTTGGGGCGCGTCCAGAAGCGTTCCTAGCAACCGCTTCTACTCCAAGGACTACACCCTCAACCCGCAGCCCAAGACCGCTCAGATCGTTGCGAAGTGGTTCCAGCTGGTGGGCAACAATCAGGACTTCGGCGTCTTCTTTGCCAACATCGTTGCCGGTATGTACGCCAAGACGATGGGCATGTGGAATGCCGCTCTGACTGCGGCTGCCGCAGACACCACCCTGATTCCGGCCAACCTGAACTTCACGTTCTCCAACCAGAACTGGCTCTCAGCTGCCAACAAGATCGCTGCCCTCAACAACACGGTTACTTCCAACCTGTTCGCCACTGGCTCTGCGGTCGCTCTTGGCAAGGTCCTGCCGACGCAGGCCACCGGCTCCACCAACGTCAACATGGACGCTGCGCTGGCTATGCTGCTCGGCGAACGCTACAACAGCACTGGTATGCTGGGCGAGTTCCTTGGTGTGCGCCTGATGCCGCTGCGTGATGCTGTCAGCCCGGTCAACCTCAACACTGCTCCCACCACCATCCTGTCTGCAAACGACATTTGGATGATGGCCGCGAACAGCAGAAAGCCGATGACCATCGCTTACAATTCCGCGACGCCCATCACCCTCGAGATTGATCCCACGCGTACCGCTAACTTCGAGATCGGTCTCAACCTCACGATTGCGCTGGATTCGGTTTCCATCTTCAGCAATCGAATTGCGCACTTCACGATTTAAGCGTTCCTCCTTTTGCGGGGCGGGTCTTACCTCCAGCCCGTCCCGCACCATATGGCTCCGCATGGTGCTGTAAGAGACGGTTCGAGTCCGTTCGGAGCCAACATTTGTGGAGGAATAGCCATAAAATCTGGAAGGAGTGTGCGATATGGCTGAAAGCAAGAACACTGGAAAGAAACCCGGAAGACCGAAGAAGACACCTGTAGCAGAGGAAGTCAAGGAAGAAGTCGCTTTTTTCGATGTCCCGGAAGAGGGTCAGACGACCAACACTGCGGAGAAAGCAGCATCTGGCGAAGATAACGTTCTGACTGTTAACGCAGAAGACGTGGTCGGAATCGGACACGATGGCAGCGAAACGCCGCTGACTACTCTGGACCCCACGTTGAAAGGCGAGACTGTGGAAGTTCCAAAGAAAGCTCCGATTGCAGCAGAACCGACCTTTACGATGGCAGATGTCCAGAAGATGATTGCGGAAGCGGTTGCAAAAGCAGCTGCTGATTTCCAAGCGAAGCCCGCAGTCGTGCCACAGATCGTACAGGTATCGAGTGATACGGAAATGGTGCAGTTCCTCTGGCAGGCCGAAGTCGCGGAAGACAATACGGTTTTCTTTGGCGAAGGCGGCCTGTATGGTCAGGTCACTGGCAAAACCGGAAGCTTCTATGTTCCCAAGAAAGATCTGTCCAGAGTGCTCACGGAGCTCAACCGGTACTTCCTCAAGAAACGCTGGCTCATTATCGTGTCCGGCCTGACAGATGAGGAACGTGAAGTCCTTGGCGTTGACTATAAGGATGGCGAGTTGCTGGATAAACAGGCGTTTGCAAAGATGGTCGAGCTCGGCGATAAGATGCTGGAGATCTACCCGAACCTCTGCGAAGGCCACAAGAAAATGGTTGCACAGCGATATGCCGAGGCATACCAGAGCGGAAGCCCCTATGTGACTCGTAACATTGTGGTTCAGCTGAACGAGCTGAGTAAGACTGCAAAGAATCCGAAGGGTGATTTTGTCTCCATCATTGAAGAAATGAACGCGCGCGACGCGCAGTAAACTTTGCGCCGTATCCGGGCGCAGGAAAGAGGTTTTAACATGAGTAGTCCTGCCTATAGTGAATTTTCCTTTGTGCCTGCGTCCGCATACGCGGCGAATATGAACGTCCTGCCGGATATCCGCACTGCAGTACAGAATGGCTTCCCCGGCCTTGACTGGCGCGGCTCAGAAGCAGATATCCTCGGCGTCGAAATGCAATCGGCGGCAGCTTTTACCGTGAAACTCAACCGAGAGACACAACTGACCGCCGTGCAGGAAGGAACGGTCTATACCGTTCGATACAACGGCCCGATTGAGTACATTGTCTTCAACGCGGCTGCAACGCTTACTTATCTGCACGTCCGGTGGGGGATGGCGAACAAAACACACGGCGTTGTAGCGATTTCAACTGTCTCGGGCGCGAAGATCTCTCGTGGCGGATATGAGATCCCACAGACAAAAGCTGGCGAATATGAGCTGGCGATTGGCGGTTATATCATCACGGCCAATGGAGTACGGGCTGGATTCTTCTACAACCTCGAAGAATCTATGACCGTCAAACTGAGTCTGGAAAACGCCGATGTCGTTGTCGGAGATGCACTCACCTATACCGGCAGCGAGCAGACCAAAGAGGTTAAAAGCGTAACACTCGGCGGTAATGCGCTGACGGAAGACACAGACTATGCCGTCGCAGACAATACCGGTACGAATGCTGGGGCCTATTCTCTGCGTATTGACGGCAAGGGGGACTACAAGGGAACAATTATCGTTCCGTGGGCGATTGCAAAGGCAGCTGCTGGACTGAGCGTCAGTCCGGATGCGCTGGAGATGTCGGCCGGAACGAGCGATACATTTAAAATCACGACCAGCTCCAATGGGGAGATGCGCGTTGAGAACAGCGTGCCAGAGGTCGCAGCGCTTGGCGATGTAGATGAAAGTTCGAACGTCACTGTTGAAGCGCTGACTGCCGGCGAGACGGTTATCACTGTCACGCAGGATGAAAATGAAAACTATCTGGCGGGACAGGCACAATGCACTGTCACTGTCACGGCTTAACGTTATAGGAAAGGCGGCGGTCACATCATGGACAGCAAGGAAAAAATCGAAGCGCTTTGCGGCGTAATTGAGGAACTTCTGGAACTGATTCAGGATGAAACCGCCGCGAACTGTATTCGGGAAGAGTACATGGCAGTCATGGATAGAGACTCGTATGAAAGCGAGGACTGGGAATAATGGGGACTGCTTGGAGCGACATCATTACAAATTCTGCAATGGTAGTAATCGGCGATGACCGGATGCAAGACGATCTGAGAACCGATGCGGCACTCTTCTTCCGCCGCATGAGCTCCTGGATGGGGATGGCAATCCCAATGCTAAAAAGTCCACCTGAACTGCTGGTCTACCTGACAGATGGCCTCGTAGAGCCGCAGTATGCTGACTTTGAGTGGACAAGCGACCAGATCAGCACAACGCAGGAGACTGTCGTCGAAACCGGAAAGGTCGGCTATGAGCTTTGCAACTGCGTGAGCGTCCAGTATGCACGAAACGGAGATGCGGCGTTCTTCCCATATACAGACTTTACGTATGACCCAGAAACCGGCATGGTGACATTCCCACAGCAGGACAGCGCCGACGTGGAGTACAGGCTGGACTTTTACACGGATGGTCAGTTCGCTCATGACCTGACATTCCGGCAAAAGAGACTTCTCGGGCTGGCAATCGCTGTGACATGGGATAACCGGTTCAACCGGGAGTGGCTGAACATCCAGCCGAAGGTCAAGGATAAGAGTTTCAACACGCCGAACGAGAACACAACGATGAAGGAGTCGACGGCACGGTACAAAGAAAATCTGCAGCTCTTCTATTCGGAGTTGCGCGGATATGAGCAGGAATGTGCCTACATGCGCAGAGTCAACCCCATGCGGCGCGTATTCTCGATGCTCTGATTCAAATTCGGAAAGAGGTGGCTGGATATCATGCCGATCTCGGACAACATCACGAACGGCCTGATTGTGTCTGGCCGACTGAAGACGGCGATTCGAAATGCTCCGGCGCAATATGCTGGCCGACAGCGGCAATACCTTGGAGACCCCAGCACAGAATTTGTACATCAGTACGCAAAGTACGCTACAGACTTCTTTGCAGCCCGCGTGCAGGGCCTAAACCCGGATGCGCCGTATGAATGGGAAACAACGATGATCCGCATGGCGGATATCGCACCGGAAACAGCGTCTACGCTCCGGAAACAGGATGACTACAAGAACATCATCTTTGCGGACGAAAGCATCGAGTACGTTCCAGAAGGAACGAAAATCGAGGCAATGGGAAGTATCTGGCTGGTCACGAATCCACAGAACATCTCAAACGCGATTGGCGGCGGAGTCATACAGCGCTGCCGGTCGACGTGGAACCATCTGGACTGGTACGGCAATCTCCTGAAAGAGCCAATTTGCGTTGAAAAGGCAATCTTGACCGCGAACGAAAGCGACATGCAGGAATATGCCCTTATCACGAAGGGCTATGTCAATATCACATGCCAGCGAAACGAAGAGACGAAGAAACTGAACACAAACAGCAGAATCATTCTGGGGTCAGCTGCCTATCACATCACAGGCTTTGGTGACTATGCACAGGAATTCACCGGCGACTATGATTCTGTCCGGCTGCTTGAATTCACGGCCAGATATGATCCACCGAACGAAGAAATAGACGACATGGAGCGCCATGTGGCGGGCGGCAAGACGTTTTCTTGGGAAATTCGAGTGAACGGACAACCAAAGATAAAAGCCGGCCAGAAGGGCTTGCTGACCGCTACAAGTATCCGCTGCGGAGAATACGCAGCGAGCACAGAAGCACACCCGGTGAATTACATTTGGACGTCACTGAATGATGAGGTGGCAATCGTGAGACCGGATGGACTCGTTACGGCCGTCTCCGGAGGAAAATGTGTGATCCGATGCTCGCTGGCACAGAATCAGGACATTTTTATGGATTATGAATTGATGGTTGAGCCTATTTCGGAAGAGCCGGAAATCGCATTCCTTGGGACTACTCCGGAACGGCTGAAATCCTATGAAAGTTGCACGCTGACGGCAGCATACTTTGACCTCGGCGAGCAGACGGAAGATATAGTCACGTACACATTCGAAGGTCCGGACACAATGGCGTACAGTGCAGATATCAGCGAGAACTCTGTGACGATTACATGCTGGCAGGGAGATACAAAACCGCTGATCGTTACAGCAACCTATGGCGATAAGAGCGTAAGCACAAAAATCAAACTGGAGGGGATCTGATGGCTGTTTCAATGACACAGGGAGATAAATACGCAGTCCCTTTTATGCTGCAGGCATTGGATGGGACGCTCATTACGCCAGATATCGTGAAGACCGTGGTTTTGAACCTCGGCAGTCTTTCAAGGCAGTATCCAGGAAACGTCACCTATGAAAACGGAAAGTGGATGATGCCGCTCACGCAAAAACAGACATTTGCCATGCGCGGCTATGTTGAGCCGCAGGCAAGAGTGGAGTTCTCGGACGGCTCAATCTTTGGCGGTTCTGGCGAGTCGATTGACGTGGCGAAAGCTTTGAGCCGAGGAATCATCGGAAAAGACAGCTCGACAGGTAGCAGTGTCAACCGAAACACTTCTGATAACAGCGGCGTTACCGGGCTGATTTATATCAGAATCAACGCGGCCGGCGTTACGGTCACTCCAGAAGGCACAGTACGATATGACATCCAGCAAGATCTCACGGAAGAACAGCAAGAACAGGCACGTAAGAACATCGGCGCAGATAAGGCCGGGACCGGCGCTGTCCTGTACGATCAAGCACAAGATCTGACCGCAGAACAGAAACTGCAGGCGCGAGAAAACATTGGTGCCGGCACGTTTGGTGCGGCAGACCTTGGCGACGGGAACGTTGTGATTACCAGCATTCCCGGAGCTGGAGCGAAGGACGACGGAGCCGGAAATATAAGTATTTTTTGGGAATGAGAAAGAGGTGGCCGCACTATGGCGAATGTTCCATTAAAAACAATAAAGTTTCCGGGCCTTCCGGACACTTACGTAGTCGAAAGCGGAGATCCTTCCCTTGGCATCACCGGTGCTACTCCTGGTCAAATCCCGGTAGTAAAGAGCGTCGATGAAAATGGAAACCCGACAGAATGGGAAACCACTGCCACTCCCGTAACCAGCGTAAACGGGAAAACGGGGGCAGTCGAGCTCAATGCTTCTGATGTTGGTGCGGTTTCGAAGGATGACATCACCCAACAGCTTGGAACGAGCGCAGACAAAGTACCGAGCGAAAAGGCCGTCGCGGATGCAATCGAAAACGCTGGCGGCGGAGATATGCTGAAGGCCACTTACGACCCGGATGGAACTGTCGCGGAAGCTGGCGGCATATCGAAGTTCGTTTCGGAGAACGGCGGTAAAATCGACACCATCTCGGTCAATGGGATTGAACAGTCAATCAATAATAAGACGGTTGACATAACTGTTCCAACGGACAATAAGGACCTCAAAAACGGAGCTGGATACATCACGGAAGATGGCATCCCGGTCAAATCTGTGGACGGCGAAACCGGCGAAGTTCAGACGCACGCGGTAAAAACAACGGCGCAGGCACTCTCTGACGCAGAGAAGCAACAGGCTAGGGAGAACATCGGCGCTGGCACGTCGGACTTTGATGGCTCGTACAACAGTTTGACCGATAAACCGGAGGCTTATGAGCTTCCGGTCGCCAGCGAAGAAGCGCTCGGCGGCGTAAAGGCGATTCCGAAGACCGACGAGATGACGGCACAAGTCGGAGTCGATGAGACCGGCGCTCTTTGGTATAAGCCGGGCAGCGGCGGTACGGGTGAGACCCCGACGGCAGACCAAGTTCTATTCACGAAAGATCTTGTGCTCACGGAACAGTTTGGCCGATATGTGCCTGTTGACGGTAAAGTCACGGTTCCCGCAGAAAACATAAGTGTGCAGGCAGTAGTCCTTGACGCTTTTTCCCAGGATAAAAATCCGACGATTACACAGCCATCTGTAAGTGTATCGAGTTCTACGGCAAGGGCATATGAAGTCGGAACAAGTGTCACGCCTGCATACAATGGGTCGCTGAATCCGGGGGCCTACGAATACAAACCAAAGCCGACAGGTGTTGTTGCACAAAGCTGGTCCGCTGTCAACAACGTTACATCTGAACAAATCGCGGCGCAGAGCGGCGCGTTTGCGGCCTATATCGTACCAGATGGTGCAAACTACAGGATTACGCTCAACTGCACATACAGCGATGGTGAGATTCCATTTACCGCACTAGATCAGGAATATCCGGCTGGTCAAATCAAGGGTGGAACGAAATCTGCCGCTACCGGTGCAATCACCGGATACCGCAATTCCTTCTACGGAACGACGACCGACAAGGAAGCAGCAACGGATAGTGCTGTGATTCGTGGCCTTGCGCAGAAATCGAACCGAGCATACGCAAACGGCTCGACGTTCAGCGTAACGATTCCGGTTGGCGCACTGCGGGTCATTATTGCATACCCGGCAACCCTGCGAGATGTAACGAGCATCAAGGACGTAAATGGCCTGAACGCCGACATTACGACCGCATTTACACAGGCAACTGTAGAAGTCGAGGGCGCGGCATCGTATCTATCGATTCCTTACAAAGTCTACACCCTGGATTTTGCAACTCCAAACGACACAAAGAACACCTACAACGTAACCATTTGAGAAAGGAGGAACAAAGATGGCACTTCCAAACGTTCCGAAGCTTGGCATGAGCGTGTCCTTCGCAATGACGTCTGCGATTCCAGCAGAATACAACTCGTATTTCTCATCGCTCGAAGAAGCGCAAGCTGCTGCTGCAACTGCTGGTCCTCCTGGCTCGACCGACACACTGTACTTTTACAGCCAAATCATTCACGTTCTGACAGATTCTTCAGCCGACGCGTATATCATCCAACCTGATAAAACGCTGAAGCATCTAGGGGCTGAATCCGGTGGAGGTGGAGACAAGAGCTTCACATTTACACAGGCAACCGCCGAAAAGAAGTGGGAAATCGCTCATAATATGGGTAAATATCCGTCTGTAACGGTTGCTGACAGCGCCGGCTCTGAGGTTGTTGGAGAAGTTCAGTATGTGGATAGCAACAATGTCATTCTGTTGTTTGCATCTCCGTTTTCTGGAGTTGCATATCTAAATTAACGCAAAGGAGAAAGTAAAATGAGCAAAAGAACCTTCCTCGTAAATCTTGACCTCAGCAAAAATGAACTTCAGAATGCTGTCATTCAGCCGCTGGCTACTGCGCCTGCGAACCCGAAGTTCGGTCAGATTTACACCAACAGCACTGATAAGGTCATTTATCAGTTTGATGGCGAACGCTGGAAGCCCGTAGGTGTTGTCTACAACCAGGAAGGCAGCACCGGTGCAGTCATCGTTGGCCTCGATTCCACCGGCACTGTAACCACCAAGAATGTCGTCGAACTGACTCTGACCGGCTATACGCCTGTTGACGATGGTTATGTCGCAAAGGACATGACAATCCAGCAGGCTATGGCAGCCCTCGACACTGCGGTCAAGAACGCGGTTGCTGGCGGCGGCGAAGTCAACCAGAACGCATGGTCGAACATCAATGTCCCGAAGCAGAGTGAGAACGATACGACTGAGGTCGCCGGTCAGGCTGCTGCAGCTACCGTTTCCGCGAGCTCCAAGACGGACACTTTCACGCTGGCCTCTGGTGACAAGTGGACGCATGTTGCTGCTGATCCTACGGCGAAGACCATCACCGTCGGTCACGCATTCTCCGGTGCAACTGCAGGCGCATACGGCGATGCCACGCACACTGTAGGCGTCACTGTTGACGCTGCCGGCCACGTCACTGCCATTGAGGCAAAGGAGATCGTTGGCGCACAGTACATCACTGGCCTCACCTCTGACGCGCAGGAACAGCTCGACTCCAAGATTCCTGCTTCCGAGAAAGGCGCGGCGAACGGCGTTGCGACCCTCGGCGCTGACGGCCTTGTTCCGGCTGCCCAGCTGCCCAGCTACGTCGATGACGTTGTGGAAGCCTACATCGTCGGCGAGACCCCGCTTGCAACTGACTGGCTGTCCCTGACCGCTGGCGGCGAAGCCCTGACTCCGGAGACTGGTAAGATCTACGTTGTTATGACGGAAGGTGCTTACCAGAACAAGCAGTATCGTTGGGGCGGCACGACCTACGTGCTCTGCAACCCGTCTGACGTCAACTCTGTCAACGGCAAGACTGGTGTCGTTGTCCTGACGCAGGATGACATCGGCGCAGGCACCACCTACACGCAGTTCAGTAAGGAAGACAAGAACAAACTGGATGCTGTTGCCGAAGGTGCTACCAACAACACCATCACGCTCAATGGTACGGCTACGAAGGACCCGTCCTTCTTTGCTCCCACTGGGGCCGGTGAGGCCGGTCAGATTCTGGTCTCCGGCGGCGCGGATAATGCCCCGACTTGGCAGGCTATGCCGGTACACCTCAAGAAGTACAGCACTAACAACCCCGTCCTGACGGCTGCAGGCGGCGCTTACACGTGGACCATTGCGGCACAGGATAACGGCCCCACGTTCCCGATGCTGGTTCAGGTGTACGAAGTTGCTACCAACGACATGGTAATTGCGGATGTCTCTCTGAACGAGGACAACAGCATCACTGTTGTTATCAACCAGACTGATTCCACTGCTACCACGCTGGCGGCTGGCACCTACAAGGTCGTTGCAATCGGCTGATTTGCACGTTATAGCCCCCGGAGAAATCCGGGGGCATCAAAGAACACCTCAGAAATTCTTTTGAGGTGCTGTTTGATGCAAAAAGCGGAGGTGCGGAATGAAGAACCTTTCAAAATACGATAACGATCTAGCGGTCCCGACGAAAGAAAAAGTCATCCTTGCTATGGTGAAGATCGTACAGGCAACGCTTCCGGCTTCCGCGTGGGACAGCGCGACAATGCAGCAATCTATTGTTGTTGACGGAATCTCCGCTGATGAAACGAAGCAGCGGATTGAGGCTGCTCCTGTTTCATCCATGCAGGACGCATACTACGAAGCCGGTGTCTGGCTTCGCTCACAGGCGGCAAATCTTCTGACATTCACATGCGATAAAATCCCCACTGGCGATATCAATATCTTGGTTAGCATTCAAGAGGCTGCTATATGATTGTAAACACGATTTATAAGAAGTCTGGAGGAATTGAGCTTTCCAGCATTGCGGTAAAGACACCACCGACAGTGACTGAATATAAAGTGGACGAGACCATAGACGTTTCCGGAATGGTACTGGAAGCAACGTATTCCAATGGCGCGACCAGAGAAGTGACAACTGGATTCACATACTCGCCCACGGTCGCCGCGACGGGTGATACCGCGATCACAATCAGCTTTACAGAGTTCGGTGTTACTGCGACCACGACGCAAGCGATTAGCGTCGTTTTAATCAAGGCTGTATTCTCCGAGAACAGCTGGCCCGACATCATTGCCGCTGTGCATAACAAAGAAGTTCCTGACACATGGAACGTCGGCGACAGCTGCAACATGACGATCAACAACACGACCTACGCAATCGACATCATCGGCAAGAACCACGACGATTATGCCGACGGCTCGGGCAAGGCTCCGCTGACATTCCAGATGCACACGACCTACGCGACGCAGTATAAGATGAACGGTGCAGAGAGCAATAGCTGTGGTTGGGTGAACTGTCTGGTGCGAACGTACAATGCATTCCCGAAACTGAGACAGGTGATGCCGGCAGAGGTCGTGGCTGCGATGAAAGCCGTGACGAAGAAAACCTCGGCAGGCAGCGCCAGTTCGGCTATCGACACGACGGAGGATACGCTGTTCCTGTTGTCGGAGATCGAGGTACAGGGCACACGGACATTCTCCTATCCAGGCGAGGGCACGCAGTACGAGTATTACCAGACGGCCGCGAACCGGAAGAAAAACCGCGCGTGGTATTTGCGCTCGCCGAGACTCAACAGCACCACCTGCTTTGACAGAACTGGGTGGAGCGGTGAAGCAGACTGGAGCGTCGCGTCCGAGGTGGACGGCATCGCAGCGGCATGGTGTTTCTAATTAACATGTAGGAGGAAATCACATGAGAAACCTTACGAAATACAATGAGGACTTATCGATTCCTCGCAAGAAAGACGTGGAAGAGCGCTCCACTGCGACGAACCTTGAGAACGGGGCCGGAGCTGGCGCGCTGAAGCAAGCGGGTGCAGCAGCTGCTTCCGGTGCAAACGCGACGGCGTTTGGCTCCGGTACGTCTGCATCCGCAGCCAGTGCTCATGCAGAAGGTAACGGAGCAGTCGCGTCCGGCAGCGCTTCCCATGCGCAGAACAGCGGCACAAAGGCTTCTGGCGATTGTTCTCATGCAGAAGGTTCCTCCACGGAGGCTTCCGGACAGGCCGCACACGCCGAAGGGACCGGAACTGTCGCAGCAAATCGCTCTCAGCATGTAGAGGGTGAGTACAACGTTCAGGACCCGTCTGGGAATGAGCCTTCCGGACGTGGTACTTATCAGCATATCGTGGGCAATGGAACTTCCAATTCGAACCGCTCCAACGCCCATACGATGGACTGGAACGGCAACGCATGGTATGCCGGCGACGTCTACGTCGGATCTACCAGCGGCACCGGCATGGACAACGGCTCGAAGAAACTCGCCACGGAAGACTTTGTTACCACTGATTACCTCAAGAAGACTGGCGATTCTTCCGAGACGACTGCGACTTTCGAACAGGCGGCGGTACGCGAAAACGTCGCTTCCGGCGACAAGCTTTCCGTCCTCTTTGGAAAAATCGCAAAATGGTTCTCGGATTTGAAGACGGTCGCATTCAGCGGAAAGTCTTCTGACCTCGACAACGATGCGAAATTCCAGACGGAAAGCGACCTCAACACAGCTCTTGCAAAGAAGCAAGACACGCTCATCTCGTCCGGCGCGGCGGTCGGAGACCTTATTAAGGTAAAATCTGTAGATTCCAGTGGCGTTCCAACCGCATGGGAAATCGCTGAAGAAGGTGTGGATTATATTAAATCTGCCCCTGTAACCAGTGTCAACAATAAGACCGGCGTGGTGTCACTTTCTGCGGCCGATGTGGGCGCAGCAACGACTAGCAATATCAATACGGCGCTTAATCGTAATAATGCAGTAAATATTGCGGATAGCAACTATACGACCTACATGGCCCGTGGCGAGGCACTGTTCTCAGCAGAGACGACGCCTTCCATCAACGGAACCATTGCTTGGCAATATGAGTGATTGTGGAGGATATATGTAATGAGCGGTAAGACTTTAGTCAACGGAACCATATATACAATAGGCGGAGGAAGCGGTGACAAAGGCGCAGTTATCGGGTCTTATAAAGGAAATGGAAATTTAAGCCGAACATTTGCTTTTGACTTTGAACTAGCCCTTTTTAAAATTCATTGGATCAGTTCTGGGTATCTTGAATCTGAGATTGAACTGATAAATGGAGAAACAGGCTTAACCGGACAACGTAGTGGAAATACGTCTTTTGATAGATTGGGAACGGTCGTGTGGGATGGAAAGTCGGTAACGTTAAAAGCAAATTCAGCTTCAAGTGCCGCGTATTTTAATGACAGTTACAATGGCTCTACCTACTACTATATCGCTATTCCGAAATCGGATGCAACATGAGGTGAAATTATGGCAAATGCACTTGTAAATGGCACGAATTACCAAGTGGGGGGGGTAAAGCTCTCATTGATGGAACGGCCTACTCGATCATGACGACCAAGGAAGTGGAGAAGACCATTGTTGTTACTGGCAAACTGCCGTCTACTGTAAATGGCAGCTTCACGGTTAATGATGCACGCTTGGATTACGACAAATATGAAGTCGTGCAAGCGCTGTACGCAACTGCCGGATATTACAATATGACCGGAGTGACGGTCTTAATTGTGTATGAGAAAAATTATCAGAAAATGAATGGAATAGTTTCCGGCGGACATTACAGCGGTGTCTCATCTGCAGATAGCCCAAGTGTAACATCAATGTTCAATTTTTCACAAAACGGAAAAGCGGTGCTCCCAGCGCTCCCATCTGCAAATTTACTTGTTGAGGGTAGCATATACACCATCGTCTTGGAGGCAAAAACATGAGCCATAAAACCATAATCGCCGGTACGAGCTACGACGTGACCGGCGGGACCAACCTCGTAGATGGAACTATATTCCAAATCGGGGGGGGGTCGCACACTTGTAAACGGGACCAGGTATGACATCCTGTTCTCAAAAGGATCGTACACGATTGATATGTCGTGGCGTTACGTGCTTAGTCAATACGACAGCACTAAAGACATTCAAATGCCTACGCTCACTTACCCGAGCACGGAGGGGAGCGTATCATTTGGTTCGAAAGCGCAATACGTGTATCTAAGTAGAAACTCGATGACAATCCAGATGACGCCTGGCATTTTGCAATTACAGGTCACAGGAAACTGCAATACCATTACTGGCGATGGTGTCACTGATTATCATGAGGCGAGTGACAACAAATCAATGATTTTTACTATACAAGCGACAAAAGAAGGAACCTATAGACCTAATTTCAACATGATAAATCCGTGCTTGGGCGATTTAAGCGCGTATGTGAAGGTTTTATCTTTCGAGCCAGCATAAAGGAGGAATCAGCATGGCACACGTTGCACTTTTAAATGGTACGAATTACCAAGTTGGGGGGGGGTAAAGTCATGATCGACGGCACAGTCTACAGTATCATGGCTACCCGCGAAGTGAACGACACGGTTGTTGTTGAGATGAACCCGACGTCGATCAGCAAGGAAGTGATGACGCTCGAAAATGCTGCGTTTGACTGGACGAAATACGATCTTGCTGAATACTTTGTTTTCGGACAACAATCTTCACGTTTCATAGCCGTAAAAACATCCATAGAAAATTCGATTAGGTTTAACAGAGCGTACACCAATGCTATGAGCTCGGGATATGAACTTCTCAATTATAAAATAACAGAAAACGCGACTGTAAACGGGAAGCTGACGATAAACGCCAAATATTCAACGGGAGCAAGCTACATAGGGTGGCCAATGGCAGCGTCTTATATAGTTTGCACAGTCATACTGAAAAGAAAGGGATGACAACATGATTTATTTTAAGACAAATAACACCGAATATCCGGCGTCGATCGCCGGGAAAGTCACCGACCGGGACTGGGGCGGGCGCGAGAGCAAGGCCGTCACGCTGACCATGACCCACGCTGCCGCCGCGCAGCTGTTTGTGGACGGACTGAGCTGGTCCATCATCCAGCGCGATACCGTCCCCGTCTACGACACCGACGGCAACCCCACCGGCGCGACCGAGGAGCAGGTGCAGGAATGGGACAACGCCGACTACGCTGTCGCAGGCCCTATTACCGATAATCGAGACGGGACCGTGACGGCGAAGATGGGCAAAAAGACCGAACTTGAGCTTGCCCGCGAGCAGGCAGCGGACGCCGAACAGGCGGCAAAAATCTTGATGGGGGAGGCAGAATAATGGCTACTACATACACCGAACGCGCACGGGCCCTGCGCCCATTCATCGTGAAGGCGTCTGCATATCTGGATGACGCAGACGCGCTGCAGGCGAAGGAACTCTACGCCCGCTGGGCCCCCGATATGGTGGTCAAGCCCGGCGACCGGCTCGTCTTCGCGACCGACGGCGTGGACAAGCTGTACCGCGTCAACAAAGGCCAGGGCCACACCACTCAAACCGGCTGGGAGCCGGATAAGACTCCTGCGCTCTTCACCGTCATCGATGAGCAGCACGCCGGCACGCGGGAAGACCCGATCCCGGCGTCCAGAGGCATGGAGTACACCTACGGCCTGTACTATACCGACCCGGAAGACAGCAAACTCTACCTCTGCGAGCGCACCGGCGCAACGGCCGGCGACAAGATCACCCTGCAGTATCTCCCGCACGAGCTGATCGGCCAGTATTTCACTGAGGTGGCATGATGGCAAATGCACTTGTGAATGGTACTAATTACCAAGTGGGGGGGGTAAAGCCCTCATTGGTGGAACGGTATATTCAATTGAACAAGGCAAAACGTTGATTGATGGGACAGCCGTCGATATCGTACTGAAGAAAACCGAGTACGTGACGGTAACGATCGTTAACGGCGGTTCGGGCTACAATACCAATCGGGTAAAGTATAACGGCACCCTGTACTCTGCGCCGAAAACCCTGACAGTGGAAAAAGGCGAAGTCATTCAGTTGAAGTACGGCGGAGAATACAATCATACCGGATCAGTTTTTATAAACAACGTCCGTAAAGCCGACTCTAGCAGCAGCGTGCTTTGGTACGATTACACAGTAAATTCAGACGTGACCGTTACGCTTTATGACTCTATTCAGACGGCAAACCCATGGGGAGACGGTGCAATTGCTATAGATGTTTACAACACATACGTCACAGAATGAAAAACAAAGCGCGAACTAGGAGGCAACATGAGCCATAAAACCATAATCGCCGGTACGAGCTATGACATCACCGGCGGGACCAACCTCGTAGATGGAACTATATTCCATATCGGGGGGGGTGGACGCAGGTCGAGGGGACCACATATGAGATCGCATTCGCGCCAAAAGAAGTGATTCTTACAGTCGTAGACGGCTGGAATGGCGGCTCTACGTATTATATGTGGGTGAACTACAACAACCAATACTTGTTTTCTGAAAGTGTAGTGCTGCCTTCTGGGGCCAAAATCAGCATCATCATATCGAATGCAGACAAAGCAAACTGCTCTGTGTATTTAAACGGGAACAAAGTCGCTGAACAGAAAAGCTTTATAAACTACGAGTACGTCCTGAAAAAAGACGTCACTGTGAAGTTTTACCGTTACTCTTACAGAGCGGATATCACGGAAGGATGAGAAGAAAACATGGGCGCACATTACTGCGAATACGCCTACCGTAAAAACGGCGACGTGAGTCTGCATTGCCGGTATCTTACAGAAAAAGGCGAACGACATGATTGGTGCGCACATCAATATTTGTGCGCAAGGACAAAAAAGTGGGAGGTTTCCGACGGAGAAGCCCACTGCAAGATTAAAACCTAGCATACAATAAACTGAGCCATACAACCGAAAGGAGTCGTGAAGGTATGGAAAAGATCGTTATTACGAAGGAAAAACTCATGCAGATGCCGGACTATGTTCCGCTGCTTGAGAAGATGCAGCTCGTCAAAGAGGCGGCGGATCTTTGCTTTGACCGCGTGGAGCTGAAGATTGATAGCGGACTGGACAGTATGCCGATGCCGCCGCTCTATAAAGAAAACACGGCAATCAAGAGTCGTGTGCTCATGGCGGCATATGCGAAGCTCTACTTGGGCGAGGCATTCGAGTCAGAGAAGAATCCTTGGATTATGTCAACTCCGGATTTCGACCGCTTTGCCGCGAGCCACATCATGAACCAGATTGAGCGCCTGAAGCGCTACGACGGAGAGGTTCGGGATAAGGCATTTGACGTGGTTGCAGATATGCGCGACCTCGAAAAGCGGCTGAATACCGAAATCTACGGCCTCACGCAGGTCATGAACGAGCCGGTCACACGCATCATCATGGCGCTGCAGCAGCAGACCACGCCAGAGGCTGTCAGCGGCGCGCTGAACGAGCTGAAGGACGCGCAGAAGGCATTCGCTGACTACATGGAAAGCCGGAAGAAACAGCCGGAGGGAGCTTGATATGGCGGTATCGGTGAACTCGGACACTTATCCCTATAGCCGCGTCAGTCCGGGTTTCAACAGGCTTCGTGGCACAGAGGAAATCCCCATCAAGATTTTAAAGTATCTGATGGACCTTCCTCTGCCGGGGTACATGCCGGTTGATGACAACGACCGCGCCCGCGTGCGGCTGATGAAGTATCTGTGGCACGATGGCGCTAGGCCGTTGGCGAATCCGCTGCCTACGCCGGCTGAAAAGCTGTCCATGCTGTTTGATGGGGACAATCCCGTGCTCAACACGCAGGAAGAGAAAGAACGGCACCCGAAAGGATATCGCATCTATCCGCAGAGAGTCTGGGGTCAGAGCGATACAGAGGCGGATACGATACTGAAACTCTACATGGGCCGCACGATTGCAAAAGATAATTTCCATACGGTCCTCGGCCTGCAGTTTGAGGTCCTTGTGAATGTCAACATGGAGAATACCACGCGGACTGATGCCTATTCCAGAGCGTATAACATCGAGCAGTGCATCATCGAGGCCCTGCACGGCGTAAACATTACCGGCATCGGCGTTATCGACTTCGACCGGTATGCTCATGCCGATAACGGCAGCAAGAGTATCTTCGACTATGGCAACCACGTCGGTCGTATGCCACACATGAGCGTTGAGTGGTGCGACTCGGAGATGGATTTGCCAGAGGAATAGCACAGAACAATATTTGACCCGCGCCGAAGTGGCGGCGAGGAAGAGCTAGTGGAGCTGTGAACGCAGAAAAACTGCGTTTGCGGCTCTTTTTCGTTTTCATACGGCAACCAGAAAGGCGAGGAATAAAAAATGCAAGACCTTTCTCCAAAGATGGCAAAGGCTGTTCGGCGATTTGAACCAATCGAGACCGAAGGCTTGACCCTATATCCAATCTGCGTCAAGGAAATCAACGAATTCACCATGGCAAGGCCAGCCATCGAGTTTATGCAGCAGAGTCTCCCTGTGGCGCTGCTGTCTAAGCCTCTTTTGCAGGCGTACTACCAGATGGAGCTTGACGCGGCAGCAAACGGACAGCCCGGAAGCGGGCTTTTCTACAAGAGCATCCTGTTTCTTCTGCTTGCGCTGCAAGCAGGGGAAGGCTTAACGGCCGAAAAACGGATGGAGCTTGTGGAGCTTGAACCGAATGAGAAAGACCCAATGCGTCTGAAAAGCGTGCTTGTCTTCGCAGGCAGGGAAGTCAAAAGAATCACCCCTATGCAGTTTCAGCGTCTGCGGCCAATTTTGGCAGCTCAGAACGGCATTGATCTGGTATCTGAGAATGCCAACCCTGAGTTGGTGCAGGCGGAACGAGACCTTGCGGAGATGAATGCGCCCAAACTGATCTACGACGTGAAAGCACTGAAAGCGACAATCGCGACGGTCTCCGGCGCAGACGAGTCGGAAATGGAAAACTGGCCGATCTTGAAGCTGATGTGCAGACGTGATGCAGTGCAGCGGCTCGTTGGGTATATCACATGCAGTTTTGCAGAGTCGCAGGGCGGGAAATGGAAGCATGGAAACCCGTACCCGAGCCCTCTGTATGACCGTGAGATCGACTACTGCGGCGGATTGATTGATATGTCAACGTTCGCTGGAGGAGCTGGTATGCGGGCTGTCCAGAATGCAGGAAACAAGACCACATAACACACAAACATCTTTTTGAAACACACAAAGGAGTGACAAAAGAATGATTCGTTTTACTGACTCCCGCCTTTACGCGAAGGGCATCGGCGAAGCAATCTGTACGGACAAGACTACCGGCCAGATTCTTTACTTCTCCAACAAGTTCCAGACCGGTAACGTGACGCCGAGCGTCACCATCGGCGAAATCCGCGCTGGCCTTGGCAACGCTATCGCAACCACGCTTCCTTCCGACGCTTCTGTCAACGTCGAGTTCACTGCTGCCGACTTCAACCTCTGGGCGAAGGCAGCGCAGATGGGCGCAATGCTGCAGCACAACGCGCCGGTCATGGTGTGCCAGACTATCACGGCTACAACTGCTTCACTGTCCATCGATCTCAAGGAAGGCACGCCGGTCGCGCAGAAGGGCTTCTCCAAGATCTTCTGCTATGTCCAGGAAGTCGGCGCTGCGTCCCCGGTCGCAACCGGTGGTGTTGCCTATGACATCAACCCGACTGACGGCGCAGTTTCCGGTTTCACCGCGACTACGGGTAAGACTTACAAGGTCTTCTACTTCGTCAACAAGGCCACTGCGCAGATTGCCACCATCACCACGGCTATGGACCCGAAGGTCGTTCACTTCATTGCGACTGTGGCGGTCTTCTCCACGTCTGCTGGTTCCTCTCAGAACGAGGGCACTCGTGTTGGCACGCTGTACATCATCATCCCGTCCCTGAAGTTTGGCGCAAACGGCGGCATTACCGGCGACCAGACCAACAACGACACCACGTCTCTGTCTGGTCAGGCTATCGCTTATGACCCGGACGTCATCACCGATGGCTGCGACGAATGCGCCGGCGCGGGCAGTGACCTTGCGTACTACATCTACCAGCCGTGCGCTTCTGGTGAGGAAGAGATCGAGGGCGTTGTTGCCAACATCGGCGGCATTTCCCTCAAGGCGTCCACCACCTATCAGATGCAGCCCCGTATCGCCATGAAGAATGGCGAACTGGTCAAGGGCGACGCGAATACCTTCACCTATACCGCGACTGGCGCTCCCGACGGTACGACCGTTGGTGCAAACACTGGTCTGATTACCGCCGGCGCTACTGCCGGTGACTTCACGGTTGAGGTCAGCTATACCGCAGGCGAGTCCACGTTCAAGGACACCTGCGAGGTCGAGGTCACTTCGACCTAAATAACCTGCTACTCGGAGGGGAGAAATCCCCTCCGGGAAATGCGCAAACCGATCAATATTCAGTGCAAGCGAGATGTTGGTAGGCTTGCGCATTTTTCGCATTCAGGAGGCAGATATGTCGATTGAAGATTTTGTGATTAAATTCAATGCCGCGCTCGACCAATCCATCCACAGAGCAATAGAAGGTCCTGTGACGGACAGCGTGAAAGCGGCCATTGTTGAAGCCGTTCAGACAGAAGTCTACGACGTCTACGAGCGCGGAGATTATCTTCCGTACATACGCCGCGACGAGGTAGGGAAGAGTGGTGGCCTTCAGGACTGGAACGTTATGGAGTCGAAGTATGACCCTGAGACCATGATGTTGGAAGTCCAGAACATGAGCCGTGACGATGATACCGGACGTTTGATTGCGCCGGTTGTAGAAAGCGGCAAGGGATATCAGTGGAAAAAGTCGACGATCTACAAAACGAAGCAGGCGCGTCCGTTCCACAAAGAAGCGCAGAGCATGGTAATGCGTGAGGGTATGTTCTCTGACGCTCTCCGGTATCAGCTCAAAAGAGACGGATTCGACCCCAAGTGAAAGGAGGAAGATTGAATGGCAGATTTTGAAAAGGTTCAACTTCAGGTAGAGGTTATCCGCACGCAGCTTGATTCGCTGGTGAAGGATGTAAACGGCCTGAAGGATCAGAAACTGAAACTCACTGTTGATTCCTCCGGACTGGAAGCAATCAATCGATTCAATACCTCTGTGCAGGCTATTACGCAGAATGTCGATGGTCTGAGCGGAAAGTTTACAAAGGTTTGGGCTGGCGCAGCAGATGGCGCACCGACCAGAACGATTGAAACCGTCAACGAAGGGCTTGGCCGGACTACTGAGATTATTCGGACTCTGGACGAAGAAACGCAGCAGTACACGACGGTTCAGACAAAGGCAACTACCAACTACGATGCGATGGCAAAAGCGGCGCAGAAAGCCGCTGAAAAGGCTGAGAAGGCTGCGAAAGAACAGGCAAAAGAAACTGAAAACGCTGCATCCAAGGTCGATACACTCCGCAAAGGCTTTGCAGACCTCGGCTTGCAGATGAAATCCGCAGCAGAGAAATATCCAACCGGTACATTCTCTGAAATAGAATCCGACGCAAAACAGGCGAGTGCTGCACTCGAAAACCTGTATAGCAGCTGGAAAAGCGGTGCTATCAGCGATAAGGAATTTGTCGCTGGCGTAAAGGATGCTTCTGGTTCGCTGAAAAACCTTCGTGCAAACTACGCGCAGACCCGCAACGAGACGGATAAGCTCACAAACTCCACCAATGTCCTTGGTGACACGTTCAGCCACATTGTCGGTAAAATCACCGTCTGGCAGGTCGTAAATGCGGCTGTTGCAAAGGTAAAGCGGTCGTTTACTGAAGCTATCGATACGATGAAACAGGTCGATACGGAAATGACGGCTATCCAGAAGGTTACTGGCAACACTGCCGCCGAAATGGAGAAACTGGGCAATACAGCGTATGAGGCTGCATCCAAGTACGGCGTTGCTGTCACCGACTATCTGGAATCTGTCGGCACATTCGCAAAGGCTGGCTATAAAGAAATGTCAGAAGACATGGCAGAGCTGGCAACGAAGACGCAGCTCGTCGGCGACGTGACCTCTGATATTGCGAACCAGTTCATTCTTTCGGCCGATGCGGCGTACCAGATGAAGGGCAATGTTGAAGAACTCAACGATGTTCTCGACAAAGCTAACGAAATTGAAAACAACTACGCCACGTCCATTCAGAAGATGGCCGAAGGCTTCCCGATTGTTGCGAACGTTGCATCGATGGCGAATATGTCCATCGATGAACTGATGGCGGCGCTCGGCACGATCACCGCAGTCACGCAGGAGTCCGGTACAAAGGCTGCGACGGCTCTCCGTGCGCTGATTCTGAACATCATCGGTGACACCGAGACGGAAATTGAAGACGGCGTTTCTTGGACAAAGGAAGAAATCAACAGCCTCAACGACGCCCTCTGGATTTATGCTGAAGACGCGATGAAGGCCGCGCAGGCGTCCGGAAAACTCGTAGACCCCATGCAGGCAATCGCAAGCCTTTCCAAAGCGTACAAGGACGGACTCTTGACCCAATCAGAGCTGGCAAGCCTTGAATCCGATCTTGGCGGCAAACTCCGCACCAATCAGCTCGACGCGCTTATCAAGAACTATGATATGTACGCCGCGATGCTGGATAAGGTCGCGGAGTCTGCCGGCAGCGCTGACAAAGAAGTCAGCATTATGCTGAATTCTTGGGAAAGTAAGACCAATATTCTCAAGAACAAGTGGACGGAATTCATCAGCCACATGACGGACACCGACTTGATAAAAGGTGCCCTTGACGGACTGATTAAACTCGTCGAGGCGCTTGACAGCGGATTCGGAAAGTTCATGGCTACGGTAGCCGGCGTGGCAGTATCGATAACAGCCCTCTACAAAGCTATAATTGCTTTCCAAAAAGCCGGCGTGGCACTTGATGGGCTGCTTGTAACCCTGAACAGTTTGAAAACGTCAGGAGCTTTTGCGTCCGGTGCTGTCAAATTATTTTCAAATCCCACGCTTGGAACGATTGTAGCTATTGGTGTAGCTATTGGCGTCGTTGTTGCGGGAATAAAGGCGCTCAATGATTATGCAGAGTCTCAGAAGTACGAGAATCTAATTGAGTCATTCCATGATTTATCGGAACAGGTAAAAGAAACATCTGCCAATTTGGCGGAAGCAAAGGAAAAACTCGATGAGCTCAACCAGACTCCTTACGCAGAACGAGGGGAGGAATGGCGGAAGGAAAAAGAAGAGCTTCAGCAAACGATAGATGCGTATGAATATCTTCTTGAACTCCGGAAAAATGAGGCGAATAGAACAGCTGAAAAGGCATTTTCTGCGGACGTTACAACAGCCATCTCTTATGCAGGAGATATTTCCCAAAATGAGAAGGGCGAAAGCCGCATAAATCTGTCTAGTGGTGGCACAAATGTCCGTTCGATCAAACTGACACAAGAGCAGCTTAAAGCGCTCACAACTGAATATAACAATGTCGAAGAGGCCGTTCGCGCCAACATTTCTGCATTTGATGATTATATCAGCGAGACGTCGAAGAAGAAAATAGCTGAACTTATTGAATCCGGCAACACAGCAAAAGCATATGAGGAAATGGAAAAGGCGCTTCGTCAGATTGGAATAACCTTCGACGAAGTGACTGTCAGCGCGGACAAGTTCGCCGAGTCTCAGGCGACCGGCATGGACCAGGTCACACAGTACATTTCCCAAGCGAAATCGTCTGGCACTCAGATGAGCCAGACCATGAAAGAACAATATCAGGCTTTCATTGATGCAGACGACGGTAGATACAAATATCTCAAGGGTCTTAAAGACCTGACTGTCGAGCAGCAGCACTACGTTGATTCGTTTGAATCGATGGTTGCAGCTTTCGTGTCTCTCAAAGAATATGATAATCCTGCGGAGATTGTCGTCACTATTGGTAATGCCTTGGGAATCTCTGCGGCGGAAGCACTGAGGTTTGCGCAACACATCGGGCTGGTAAACCCGAATATCCGCGAGATGAGCAATGAAGTGGAGACCGCCACAGACGGTACGCTCAAACTCAAAACGGCGGAGACCGGTGCTGCGGACGGCGCGGACAAACTTGCAGATTCTCTCGAAGAAGTCGAGGTCGCTACCTACAACGAAAACACCGCTGCTGCAAAGCTCACGAAGTCTCTGTTCGACGCGAACGGAAAATTGACCGAGCACGCGAAAAAGGCTCTCACGACCAACACCGCCCTCGCAGATCTTGCAAAGAAGGAGCTCGAACTGCAAAATGCGGCTGCGACCGCAAACTATAACAATCTGATTGCCCAGATTCAGGCGGTTGGTTCTTCTGCAATCATTACTTCTCAGCAGCTTCAGCAGATGATCGGCTTGATTCCGGGGCTGACAACGAATACGTGGTCAGCCGAGAATCAAGAGTTCAATATGCGCCGTCTGTTCAACCAGCAGACGGGGAAGAACTGGAAGAAGGACGCAGAGGATTACGCGCAGTGGTCTTCTCAATATCTGCTGAACAAGTCTTCCGAGTATTACAAAAAACAGCAGGAAGAATACAAAAAGCAGATGGAGGAGCTTTCAAAGTACACCTCCGACTATACCGGGACTTCGACCGGTGGCGGCGGAGGCAGCTCTTCCGATGCAAACCTTGAAGCGCATAAACAGAAAGTCGAACTTCTGAAGTCCGAGCTGACCTTGCTGGAAAAGCAGAATGCCAGCGAAGACACGCAGAAGGACAAAATGCGGCAGATCCAGCAGGCGCTTCATGCGCAGGCACAGTATCTGCGGTCCATCGGAGGCAGTCAAGCGGATATCAACGCGCTTTCTGCCGAATGGTGGGAGTGGCAAGAGAAAATCAATGGCACGCTTAAAAGTACAGATGAGCTTTTGAGCGAACTGCAGGACGTCATGTCCGACAAACTCTCCGACCTCTCTGACCAGCGGCAAAATGAGCTGGATGCCATCGACGCGCAGATTGATGCGCTCAAACAGCAGAAAGACACCCGCGACGAGCAGTTGGACCTCGAAGAAAAAATCCTCGCCGTCCAGCAGGCACAGGCCAAGCTTGCCAATGCACAAAATGAGCGAACCATCCGGCAGTACAACGCTCGCACCGGTCAGTGGGAGTGGGTGGCGGACCAGAAGGAAGTGGACAGTGCGCAAGAAGCGTTGGATGACGCCAAAAAGGATCTCGAAGACTTCAAGGCAAACATGGCCTACGAAGCCGCGCTGGCCGAACTGGAAGCCAAGAAGGACGCTATAAACGCGCAGTACGATGCGCTCGAAAAGAGCTACAACAACTTCCTGAAATCTCTGAAAGAGAAGACGCGTGGAATCGGCGAAATCCTGCAGGATATCTGGAAGAACGCCACGCCGGAGCTCAAGAAGATTATTCAGGAAAACGCAGAGCTTTTCAAACAGTTCGGATTTGATGTTTCGGAGCTTTCCGATGCGGTCAAGGAAACGGCCAAGAAACTGTATGGTCTTTCTTCCAACGGAAGCAAGTATGAAATTGGTAGTGACAAGGGCATTGACTTCGTAAACAACGCGCCTGCAGGGTCTACCATGACCGGCGGCGATGGTTCAACATGGACAAAGAATCCCGACGGAACTGTCACCATTGTGGATAAGGACGGCGTTTCCTATACGGTCAATCCCAACCAGACCACCGGTGATACCACGGGTGACACCACGAACGGCGGTCAACGGTATTCTGGTGTTGTCTACGCAGAGCCCGATGATGGGCAGGGAGAGCGCTACAAGATCTCCAGCGCGAGCGGCCTTGACTTCCTGAACAATAAACCGGCTGGCGCGTCCATGACCGGCGGAGATAAGTCTTACTGGGTCAAAAACGCGGATGGTACAACTTCCATTACAGACCGGTACGGCCGTCACTACACGGTTTATGACCAGGGCGGCATCCTGCACGGCATGGGCGGCATCAAGGCGACCATGCAGGACGAAGGTGTCACACCTCCTGATGTGACGGAACTGCTCAAGAAACGGCTCCTGTCGCCTGTCAGAGACGCGAACTTCGACCGCAATATGGATGCGCTGCGGAGTTGCCTGAGTACGAAACACGAGGCTGAAACGGTCTCCACGGCTTCCTATGACAACCATAGCATTGGCACTCAGCACAACGGAAACACGTATCAGTTCGGCAGCGTGACGATCAGTGAACAGCAGGCAAGCAACATGAGTGTCAAGCGCTTTGCGGATCTCGCGCTCGGGCTTGGGAACTTCAGCTAATACGAAACGGAGGACACAGAACATGCTTTATCAGCCGACCAACGTATATCCCAGCATGACCGGCGCACTCGGAAACGGTGTTGTCGATGCCAACGGGAATCTCACTGTTAGCTGGCAAGTCAACGGCAATTCGCCGTTGACTGCATTCCAGATCGTGATATACGACAACAATCCGACTTCGACGCAGCGGTTTTCAACCGGAAAGATAACAGATGGTTGTCCGTTCTACGGCGTGGACTATGCGGGGAACGTGCAATACTTCAGCTACGTTATCTCGGCCAGCCAGCTTTTGAGCGCCGGCATCACGAACGGGAATGATTATAAGCTTATCATTACGCAATGGTGGTCGGACAGCAACTCGGTTTCGCAGTCCAGCGCAAGCGCGTTTATTACGCGCACTGCGCCGACGCTCACAATCTCCACACTTCCAAATCCGGTCCCATATCGGATGTTCACGTTCTATGCTGTTTACGCGCAGGCTGAAGGAGACGTTCTGAACTGGGTCCGTTGGGAAGTTGCACTGAAGAATTCAACGTCGTATGACGTCCTTAAAGATACCGGAAAACTCTATGGGGTCTCGCAACTTCAATTTTCTTACGATGGATTCTTCACTGGAAGCACATATGCCGTCAGATGTTCTGTGCAAACGGAAAACGGTGTTGAGACCACTACGGGCTGGATTGAGTTTGCTGTTGAATATCAATCTGAGCTGCTGAACGGCACACTCACTGCTTGTCAAAGCGGAAAGGGGAGTGGCGTCAAACTGACGTTCCCGTCTGTCACAAATATTCCTGGCGAGGCAAGCGGATCATACACAGTTTCGGACAGTTACCTCCGACTTCCGGAAGGAACCAGCGTGAAGTGGGAAAAACAAGATGGCGAGCAGATGAACCTTGAAACTCCGTTCGACGCGGCGTGGCGTGGCCTTGGAAATGCCAATGGAATGATCCTCCAAGAAAACGGAGTGGCGGAACGGTTCACCTTTGAACAGATACTTAACCAGCGTCTGACATATGGCTGCTACGGAGACAAGTTCGTTGCAACAAGCGGCCGTATTTACTACAGCGAAGACGGAACAACTTGGGCAGAAGCGAACCCACCGCAGAACAACGGCCAAGATCTCCTCGGGTGGGGCGAAGTTGCTTATGGCAGCGGAAAATATGTCGCGATTAAAGCTGGATATTCTGCGACGTCGGAAGACGGAATCACGTGGACAGCACACACACTGACCATTACAGTAGAACTCGAACAGCTCTGTTTTGGCAATAATGTTTTTGCTGCAATCGACGGAAGCAATAAAATTGCCGTATCCAGTGATGGCGTGACGTGGGAAGAGGTCACAGTCGGTATTGACAGTGGCGCTGGTATAAATAGCCTCACCTTTGGTGACGGGAAGTTTATGCTTGCCACTTACAATTCGAACACTTCACAGAATGAAGTAACAAGCATTTTTACGTCAGAAGACGGGAAAACGTGGACGAAAATACACAGTTTTGAAGAGAGATTTCAATCAAATGCGCTATGCTACGGAAACGGAATATACCTGATGGTTTCCATATATCCGAACACTGAATTTTTTGTGTCCACGAACGGAACTGATTGGAGCAACGTCAAGCCGCAGGACTTCTTTCCTAGCATAGAAGAGCACTTTTATGTGTCTAGTTACTCCGTCTGCTACGGCGGAGATTACTTCATAGTCTTGTACAATAACGGCTCCCAACAAAATTATGCATTCTACAGCTACGACGCAAAGAACTGGATGGCAACGAAACTGGACACCGGATACTCCAACGAGGTGTTTGACTCTGTTTTTTATGGGAATGGGAAGTTCTTCGCTTCTTCCAATCGCGGAATTGTAAAAACTGCTATCAGTGTCAACCAGCCTATGAACGATAGTCTCGGTATTGAGGTAAGCGCACCGGACCTGAATCCAAGAATTTACGGAGAGCTGCCGAGCGCGGGGGAATGGCGGTCTGTCACCTACGGAAATGGCAAATATGTGGCGCTGCAGTATAACTCAGACTCTGCGGCTTACTCGACTGACGGGAAAACGTGGACTGCAGCTACACTGCCTGTATCTTCGGCATGGGGTTTCGTGATCTATGCGAACCAAACTTTCTACGCTTTCTCCTATGCGGGTGATATTGCCACCAGCAGCGACGGAGCAACGTGGACGGCGAAAACGAAGATTGGTGCGATTACCGATGTATCGTTCGTTGACGGTAAGTTTTTTGTGTCCAACCTGAACGCGTGGACAGTTGACGTTTCTTCGAACCTGGAGAACTGGAGCACTGTATTCAGCGGGGACTATACAGCGCCAGTGCTTGGGAATGGAATCTATGTTTCTATTCCACAACATGGAGACGGCGCGGTTGTGTATTCGTATGATGGAGAGTCGTGGGGGCATTCTGCAACTCAGAATATGATCCACGCCAGCGATATAGCATTCGGCGGAACGCTTTTCGTCGCAGTTGGCTATAGCTCGGACGTCATGGTCAGCTCTGACGGCTTGAACTGGACGGTTTATAAGAATGTCTTGGGGCGAAGCAGCGAATCTTATGGGGCGCATGTCTTTTATAGTGGCGCACAGTTCATTTGCTGCGCAGGGGAGAACCACATTTTCACCTCCACAGATGGTGAGACTTGGAATGCAATACCGCTTGGAAATGCCTGCTGGGCTGGATGTTATGGCAATGGAAATCTGCTTTTAATGCCATATGGCGCAGCAAACGTGTATGGAACTGACTCAACGTCGGCTTCGATGCAAATCCATGCGCACGACGGCGTGCTGGCATCGTTGAGCCTCCCAAGCACGCAGATTCTCAGTGTTTTGCATCTCAACGAAGGACATAAAATTGTCGTTTCGACAGATGCGGATGATCTGACGTGGGAACAGCACGAATCTAGTGTGCAGTTCGCCAGTAGCAAAGTCTTATATGGCAACGGTCTGTATGTTGCCTTTTCGTACAATCAAAGTGCTTACAGCGATGATGGAGTTAACTGGAACTCGGGCGGCTATGGCAGCTTTACGCCTTATGAACCGGCATGTTTTGGTGGTGGAAAATTTGTTGCGCTGTCCTATGTGTCCCCATTTGGAACGCACTCTTTTGTTTCCACCGACGTGAAAGCGTGGAAAGATAGCGAGGCCGTTGCGAATGCACAGCCGATTGACTTGTTCTTTGCAAAAAACCAATTCGTTGGACTTTTCGGAATGAATGACGGCGGCATCGTCGTTGCAGTTTCAGAAACCGGGGAAAGTTGGGAGATTGTATCAGCAATGCCTGCGGCTGACAATGGTTGGCGAAAGATTGTGTATGGCAATGGCGTATATGTTGTGATTGCACCACAGGCCACTGCACCAAACGGTGGAGCAATCGCTTACTCAAAAGATTTAATGAATTGGACAGTCGTTTCAGTTGTTGAACTGACGCCACACTATACCGTCAGTTCACCGGTCTTATTTCTATATGATATTTGTTTTTCCGGTGATCGATTTGTAATCGTCGGCGACAACAACACACGGATAACGTTGTGCAGCTATGACGGAATCACATGGGACGTTTACAGCAATGAGCACTCTGGGCCAAACATCATATTCGCACAAGGTTGGTTCCTGTCGGTCTACGCTGGAAGCGCAGGTAAGAGCAAAGACGGGATCAACTGGACTGCGTGCGATAGCCCAATCCCGGCATCTTCGTCAGTCAACCCAACGATGGTGAAACTGGCGTTCGGCGGAAGCTTTGTTTGGGTGGATAACACCAATGCATATACGTCTTCCGGCTTCGTGAGTAAAACAGAAATTCCTCTCGATTTCTCATTTGATTCACTCACTTCTCTGCAGATGGAGGGCTCGCAGACGTGTGACTATGTATTGGTAAGTAAAAACGAGCTGACCAGCACAGTGCGGAATAACATCTTGGCAGAACCGAGATACCACCCGACGGACGTTTCGGGGCAGTTCTTCGCAGACTTTGACACAGATCTGAATGGCGGAGGATTTGGAAACACCGGGTTTACCAAATTTGCGATTTATCGCTATCTGGCCGGAAGTCTGACCCTTACGCATGTCTTTGACACAAGTCCGGAGGACGGCAACGTCGTGATTGACTGTGGAAGCAAAAACGCAGAGGCATATACGTACTATGCGTTCGGAATCAATGACTCGGCGTCCTCGGCTGCTCTTATCAGCAATCAAATCACAACCTGTATTTGGAATTGGTCTGTTCTGTCATGCACGAAGGACGCAAACGGGGTTTTCCACCCGCAAAAGATTTTCTTCTTCGGAAAGAATCTGTCCAGTGGGGATATCAGCAACAACAACACGCCTCAGATCTTGCAGAACTTCACACAGTACCCGACGGTCCAGACGGCACCGTTCAACTACAAGAGCGGTACGCTGACGAGTTTGATTGGAACGATCTCCGACGGAAAATATTCTGACACTGTAAACCTGCGGAACGAGATAATGGAGCTGTCAACAACGAGGAATACGCTGTTTCTGAAGAGCCGGAAGGGTGATCTGCTGAGAATCCGGATAAGTGCTGCTATTGAGGTCAGCACAATGGACAACTCTCCAACGCAAGCACAAACAGCCAAAATTTCCTGGGTCGAAGTTGGAGGTACGGATGACGCGAGAATCGTCATCACAAAGTCTGACGGAGCATGGCCGTACTGATGGGAGGGTGAATTGAG